ATGTCCTACTCCGACCCTAGGCATTGCCACCATCAGCGCGTAACACAATGGCTCGCCGCGATACGGCAGCATGCCGCCTGGCTGTACGCCGCGGATGAGCAGTACCTGTATCTGGTGGCCGAGGCAAACGAACTCTATCAGTGCGGAATCGTTGGCCTGCAGGACCGCCACGACATGGTCACCGACGCCTTGGGGATGTACGGCTGGGCGATCGAGCACGGCATCACACGCGAGACGCACTACTGCGCGGACTGCTGCTACGACGTGCTCGACGGCGGCCGTGCTGTCGGGACGGTGGACAGCGAGGGGATCTACCACGGGCCCGCACCCGCACGACAGCGCCTGGGCTACATCAGCCGGGATCCGCTCGACGGGATAACATACCTCCGCCTGGGCCAGTCGCTCGAGCGCGCGGGCGTCGTACGCGGTCTGGAGATCGAACTCGACGCCGGCGGCACGCTGCTGCTTGTCGAGCAGATCCCCAGCGACTTCCGGCCGTGGCGTTGGCCCACCTGAACTACCCTTACCGCACCACTTCGGCCGGAGCGATGCGATGTGTGGCAGGCTTTCGCAGTACACGGGACTTCACGAGTTCGTCGACGCGCTGTCGATGCGGGCCAAGCTAGTCGGCGAGCCGACCAAGGCGTTTGGAGAAAAGAACAACCTCGCTTTAAACAAGTATTTCTCGGCAGAGCACTCCCGTCAGTCTCGAAAGCTATTGTAGTTTGAAACTTTATTTCGCAACATCAATCGCCAAAGTTCATCCCGGCGTTGCTTGTGAATCTCACCCCATGCTACAAGCTGAATCTTAGCCGTCTCGTAGCACCCTTTTGCACGCATAGCCGCATAGTTCTCATCCTTCGTTACAATATGAACAGACTCGCAATCTATTAGTGTACGTACAAACCCGTCCACATCGTACACTTTCCGACTTCGATGAAGGTCAACTAGTTGCGTCAGCGTGGTCTGGATCCGCATATAGTGCTCCAAGCGTAAGTCCGCTCCACTATCCACGACAGCTTTATGCGACACCATTCCCGTAAACCTCCGAATGTGACGCTTTAAGCTCTCTGCCATGACATGGGTATACCAAGCTCTCGCCCGACTTGGTGTCACATTCGGCCGGCCAGCTAGCCACATAACCTCTTCGTAAACTGAGTGCAGTGCTTTTCTTACCTCAGGAGTCAGGTCTATTTCCACAGAATTTATCTCTCAAACTTATAGAAACTTGACATTTACCTAGCCGACAGCACCGTACTAAGCGCACGAAGCTGCTCAACAAACTCAATTTACGTTAGTACTCGAACAAACATATTTTTCTTATTAGCCAACAACTCTTACTCGTCAGCTTTCGAGAAGCGGTCTCTACGTACGAAAAGGTCAACCCCGAGGATGCCAAGGCAAATCCCCAAGATATCAAGACCAAAGCCTGCCAACTTGACCGAGGAGAATCGAAGAATAAGCACCCAAGCCGCAACAAACACAGCGATCCCAAGCCACTTACGGACCTCCCTGTTGCGCACTAGGTGACCGACCGCAACAATGACTACAGTCCAGATGGCGAACTGGATGACATCATTCATGCGGGCTCTCCCGCGCTCTGGACGATCTCCGACTTGACCGAATGCTGAGGCCCGATCCCGCCGGACACCTCCCCTTCAACGCTGATTACGACATCACCGGAGTGGTAAGTCGGCAGACTCTCTTGGGTCGCCCAACGAACTGCAAGGCCGCTGCCAACTCCAACAAAAGTGTTGATGCGTTTACCGGCTACACCCGCAAGCATACCGACCATGCCAGCAACGGTGACACGCTGCTGGTTCAGAGAGTCAGCCTGAGCTCGGGTCAAGGGCAGCGAGACAAAAACCCTCAGTATGCAAGGTCGGTCCTTTGCTTGCATCCGGTCGAAAACCTCAACCGCAAGATCAGCAGTCGCGTGACTGGCTTTCACTGACGGACAGTACTTCATGTGAAGCAGCCGGCTGCGCTCCGCCCATGCGAGGCGAATGATCGCCAAGCTGAAGTTGATGCCGTGCTGGCTGTGAATATGCGTCCGTTCGATATCCATGGCGTTCCTTCCGTGCTTCGAGCGCGCAGTTTCGGTAGCCAACAACACCGCAACCACTAGCAAAACAGCTAGCTCTCAACATCCACGCCCAGACGGAGTTAGACTCAACGCTCCGCCTCATAGGCAGCAACGCCCGTCCCTATGGCACGCCACTCATTCTGCGGCATGCGCGAATCACAGATGAATACCTCGACCTCCCCGCCTTCTTTCGGCTCCGCAGGCCGAATAGCAGCATGCCGGAGAATCGTCTGCATGTCCGGCACGTAGCTGCTCTCCGAGCCGTGGAACGACCAGATGCCATGTTTCCCAGCGCTGCCCACCTGGTGGTCGAGTTTCACCGACCAGCCCTTGAATCGAATGACCAGCATCGCCCTGCTCCGTAGAAAAAGGCTGTAGTCTACTCCTAATTCTGACAGGCCCTGTTGGCAGCCAGCAGTTGGGCTTCATACCCGATCCGCTGCCGACGCTCTGCCAGCAGCGCGCGGACCTTGGTCTGTAGGTCGTCGCTCTTCTTCAGCCCAGCCGCTGCCCAGGCCGGCACCTCGACCGCGGGCGCTCGGCACGGCACCGCCACCGGAACTTCTACGCGCGCCGTGCGCGGCTCGGCTTCCTGCCGGCCGGCGCATCCCACCAGCGCGACAATCATCAGCATCAGCACCACCCTCATAGACCCAGCTCCTGATCGATGACCGCCTCGGTGGCCGCACACTGCTCACCGGCGGTTCGCTGACTCAGCAGGCGTTGGGCTCCGGCATACTGCTCCGCGGCCTGCTGCCGCCCCCGCTCCACAGCCTGCGCGGCATCCCGGGCGCGCTGCTCGCCGGCCATGCGCAGCGCGGCAACCTGCCGGACCTGCTCTGCCACTGCGGACTCCAACTCTCCCCGGGAGGCACGGCAGGCAGCCAGATCCGCGCTCGCGGCATCCAACTGCGGCCGGTAGTGTCGCGCGCCGAGCCAGACACCGCCGGCGGTGCCGAGGCCGACCAGCAGCAGGCAGGCCAGCATGATCGAGACAACGCGGGCCGAGATCACGACAGCACCGCCTTGGCGCGCTCCCACAACGCCAGGCGCTCCGCATGGCCGTTGAGTCCACCGTTGATCCGGCGGGTGATGGCTGCGAACTCGCCGCGGTCGGCCAGGTCGTTCAAGCCGTGACTGGCCCACCACCAGGCCGCCGAGATCGCCGCCCACTCCGGTTGCTCGAGCAGTTCGGGTTCCTGCTCCAGCGGCTGGCCCAGCCCGGTGCCGGCGGCGCGGTAGTTCGACCGGCCGGTGATCTGTAGCAGCCCGCGCCCGCGGTACCGCCAGCCGTCGCCGGACGCCTCGTCGCCATTGCCGTTGCGCGAGGCGTAGGCGTTGTTGGCGATGGCTCGGGGGTTGCGCGCCAGGCGCTGCGCCAGAGCGTTGGGCTGGCCGTCGGCATCGCGGTACCGGCTCGGCCAGGTCGCCGCCAAGCCGCGCGCGCTGTAGTTGAGGTTCTCCACCAGCCGGGTCAGATGGCCGCTTTCGTGGCCGACCTGAGCGAGAAACGCGGCGACTCGCACGGGAGACGTGATACCGAAGCGCGTCATCCCGAGGTTCAACGCACCAACAAAAACGCCGGCTCGAGGGCCGGCGTTCGGGAGTATCTGCAGCAGTTGCTGCTCAGTGATAGGCATGTGAGCTCCAGAAACGACGAAGCCCGCGCAGGGCGGGCTTTCGTTCGTCGATAGGTGTCAGGTCGGCAGATCAACAGACCCGTCGAAATCCCCCGGAACGGGAACAGGCTCAGGGTATCTGGCAGCATGGGTCGCACCCGCCGGATATCTGTAAATGATCCACACCGAAATCGTGTCGCCTCGCCGCCGAACCTGGTAGACGGGATATGGATCGGCGAAGTCCTCCATCGTGAGTTCGGCGCCGTCTTCGAGATCGGGGAACGCATAGTCACGCCCCTCCACAGTGAGCACGCCACCCGAAACCGAGACGGTTGTGTAGTCGCCAAATTCCGCAGGCCCGTACTGCGGCGAAAGAACAAGCAAGACGTTCATCAGAACCACCTCCCCATCGCGGATGCCGAGATCACTGTCGCTGTTCCAGCCGCGCGCGACACAATGTCAAATCCGCGCAACGTAGCCGCCGTCGCGCTTGCGATACCGCCAACAGTGCCCCAGCCTGCTCCAGTCCCCCAGCGAAATAGGCCGGGGTTCACGGTTGGGCTGCCGGAGAAGGCGATAGGAAACGACCACGAACGGGTTCCGGTAAACAGACTTCCATATGGGACATCAATCGCCTGATCAGTAACGCTGGCGTTGAACCAACACATCTGTGTTCCGTCGGCATATCGCACGTAATCGCCATTTGCATTCGCGCCGCGCTCAATGATCGCACCAGACGGTATGCCGCTCGCCTGAGAGACTGCGCCGAGAATGCTATCTCGCGAGTACAACGCGCCAGAACCACCAAGTGCCTCCCGTACCGCCGCACTGCCAAGGCCGAGATCCCCCCGCGCTGCTGCCGCATTTGCAGAAAGCGCCCAGGGCTTGATCCCCGCCAGGGTTGCCCCCCACTGGTTGGCGATCAGGTTGAATCGATCCGAAAGGTCCTTGTCGTAGCCCAGGATCGGCGCCACCGCATAGGCCTGGCCACTGGCCGTGCTGCCCTGGTAGTTGGGCTTGATCGAGATGACCGTTGAACTGGCCACGTTTGTGACCTCGTACCAACGACCATCGGGGCCGCGAAAAGCATCGCCGACCCGGACGTTGGACGAGAACTGTGTGCCGGCACCGGTAACGGTCGGGCTATTTGCGGTCACCGCTACGGTGCCACTGGAATACCAAGCCATACGGCCTCCTAGTAATCACGCCATAACTAAAAGCGGAGTGTTAAACGGAACCTGGATAGCAGGTTGACCTCCCCCCGGCATGTAGGCTGTCACGTATATGTGTGAATTCCCTGAGAATACAAACCCTAAGCCCACGTCAGAAGGATCAGGCGTATGGCCTGTTTGCGCATTGAAATGACTCACTAAAAAATATGCCCCACCCCACGTCCACGGAGTAGCCCAAGTGTTCAACGTATAACCAGGCAGCGCGCCTGTATCCCTGCCAGCGTAGTTCCAATTCTGGCTTCCACCTAAATATCGAGCAACTTGACGATTGCTATCAAATACAACCCGTGACTCATTATCGAATACCTGCATTCCCCATCCAGAGGTTCTAGGCAAATACACGGCACAGGCTTTCCACTTACCGCCATACGCAACTCCAGTCATTGCCGAGAACACAAGTTGAGAGAACGTGAACCCGGTCCAGCTACCGGGAACTCCCACATGCTTAAAAAAAGATATTAGATGGGAACCGTTTGGCGAGAAGAATACAAACGGAGGAACTACGCTAGCTATAGGTGCGGGATACGTGACACTCCCTCCACTGTATGTTCCTTCTGCAACGACATGCATGCATGGGTGATCTTGATCGATTATAACCTGACCGTAATCACCTACAAACTTCACACCGTAACTCATGAGAACATCACCGCATATAATGTATATATAGAGTTAGACGCACCATTTCGCATAAATGTCATAGTGGATCCAGATATTGTGTATGACGGTATATATGCATAGGGATTCCCATCGACCGTTAAGAACAGCACTCCCCTTGATGAATCGAACCCCGGCACAGCAACCGACATACCTTGCGAAACACTTCCTATAACCAGTCGATACACCATGCGCATGGCGTAAGAGGAACTATCGAACACAATGCTACCGCTAGCGTTGCGCTGCCGAATCCCGAAACTCATACATCCAGATTCCCAATCTGGACTCGTAGTACTAAGTTTCCGTCATACACTTTGATCGCCTCTGCCGTTTGCCGCATAAAACCTCCGCTAGTGGAACTGTTCATCGTCAAGCTCCCCGCTTTATCCAGCTTCCAGAGCGGTTCGCCGTTGGCGCCGAGTGCGGTCGACTGGATCACGTTGCCGATCTTCGCGTTGGTGATCGAACCGTCCTGGATCATCGCGTTGTTGATGAACATCTGGCCGCCGACGATCGAGACCGGCGCCACGGTCTGCCCGCTGGAACTGTTGAACCAGAGGAAGCGATCAGCCTGGAACGCCATGGTCGTCACGCTCGTACCGCTGTCGAAGCCCAGTTGCCAGCCAGCGGCGTACTTCTGGCCATTGGCATGCGCCTGGAGCTTCACGCTGTAGAGCGCCTTGACGTTGCCATCCAGCGAGGTAACCGCTTGAGATGTGGTCTGGATGTTCGCCTCGTTGGTATCGGTGCGCGCGCTGACGCTATCCACCCGCCGCCCCAGGGCGCTGTCCGCGTTGGCACGGACGGTCTGTTCGGTGCTGATCGCCGAGGCGTTGCTCGCAACCTGGCCGGTGAGCTGATCCAGGCGTTGGACGGTTACAGCATTGTTCGACGCAACGACCGACTCGACAGTTGCGATCCTGCCTTCCGCCGTCTCGGTCCGCGCCTCCAGCAAGCTCGTCCGCTTCGCCTGCGCTTCGTCCTCGTTCGCCCGTACGGTGACTTCGGTGGCTGCTCGAGCAATGGTGTCCCAGCCCTTCAGCGCATCCGCCTTCTCTCCGGTCGCCGGCTCCCGGCGGGCGGCAGCCTGCAGAACATCCAGGCTCGAAGCGGCGGCCTCGACCTTACCGTCAAGCTCGGTGATATCCGCGGTGTTGGTGGACACCTGCTGGGCCAGGCCGTTGGCCGTCTCGATCGACTGCCCGATGTCGGCCCAGTAGGTCGCGTTCGGCGGCGAGGCGTTGAGCGGCACCGCCTGCTTCGCCTGATACAGCCGGTTGCCGACCCGCACGATATCGTTCTTCGCGTAGGTCTTCGTCGGGTCGTAGGCCAGCACATCGGTCAGATTGTCGATCTGGTCCTGCAGGCCAGTGATATCGACCTGCATCTGGTCGATGTCGGCGAAGAACTGCTCGCCCAGCGCGGACTCGACATACTCCTTGGTGATCAGTTCGTTGTACTCGCTCGCATCCGTCGAGCTGATGCCGTCGACCCAGGCCGACCATGGGCCGACGTTGCCGGTCCGGTCGATCAGCCGCCCGCGGAAGGCCAGGCGAGCGCCGGCCGCCAGCGAGGTCAGCGTGTGGGTGTCGGTCGGGTATGCGAACAAGCCCAGGGCAGTTGCGTTCTGCTCGCTGCCGCCTGGGGTGACCGACTGCTGGATCTCGGTGTAGGCGGTGTCCGCCGCGCCACTGGCCGGGAATCCCCATTCCAGACCAATCTTCCATGGTCCGCTGGTGGTACGCAGGAACGCCAGCGCCGGCGGCGCGCCGGTCTTACCGCTGAGCTGGGTCAGGATCGAGCTCTTCCAGACCGACGTGATGTCGAACGCCGATACCGCACGCACTCGCGCCAGGTATCCACCTGCGTAGATGCCGGTCACATCGACGCTGGTGGTGCCGGCACGCGGCAGGCGGATCCAGTTTCCACTGTCCTTCTTCCACTCGACGTCGTAGGCGACAGCCCCTTCCACGGGGGGCCAGGCGATGGTCATCGTGCTGACCGCCAACCCCTGATCGAACTGGTAGTGCGAGGTCAGCGTGACGCTCGCCGGCGGCGCCACGGTGGTGATCGGGATAACGCTGATCGGCCGGCTCTCCAACTTGGCGCCAGTGTCGATCGCTGAGAACTTCCCGGGCTCATACTGCAGCGCAGTGATCTCGAAGACACCGCGCTCCGGCTGGCTGACTTTCATCACACGGTAGAGCGGCACCGCCAGGTCGTCGGCATCGAGGGTCCAGACCAATTCCGGTAGCGGAGTCTCGCTGTAGGCTGTCGTCACGGTCACCGCGCGCCCGGCTACCGACTGCACGGTTCGCGCCTCAGCCTTACCGCTGGGCAGGTTCAGGAGCAGCCGATCGCCAGCCTTCGCCTGAGTATCGCGATCCAAGGTGATCACTCGGCCAGCAACCGCCGAGATCCTCCCGCCGATCTCCCGTCCAGCCAACAGCGCGTCAGCCACCGGAATCACCCATCCCGGCAGCGGAATCGCCCCGTCCATACCGGTACGGAACGTTACCGTGCGATCCTGGCTGTTGGTCAGGATCGCCCATTTTCCGCGCCGCTGGGCCTCACTCTCGCGGGTGCAGCCAATGGCTGCCACCTCGACCGGGTTGTCACCGTAACGCCGCTGCAGGCGCTTATCGGTGGCCACAGCCACGTCGGTGTCGTAGTTGTTCGCCGGATTGTCGTAGCTGACCAAGGCACGGCTGTAGCGAGTGCGCTCACTGGCCGAGCCGTAGCTGAAGCGGCCGTCGATGACATTGGCCCGTGTGTAGGCGAAATCGACGTCGGTGGCGCGCGGAATATCCGCCTGGATCTTCAGTTGGCCCTGGGCCCAGTACGCCATGCCGCGGTAGATAGCGGTGAGGTCGCGCAGCAACTCCCAGGCCCCGGCGCGGCTTTGCAGGTTCAGGTTGCAGGTGTGTCGCGGCTCCTGGCCACCCTTCCCATCCGGCACCAACTGGTCGCAGTACTGGGAAATCCGGTACATCTCCCAGCGATCGACCATCCAGGCCTTGATGCGTTTACCCACACCGAAACGATCGTTGGTCACGATGTCGTAGGTGTGCCAGACCGGGTTGTCGGTCCAGGCCTGTTTCATCGTGCCGTCCCAGATGCCGAGGTAGGCCCGGGTCTCCGGATCGTAGTTGCTCGGCACTTGGACCTTCCGCCCGCGGCAGTCGACTGTGACAGCCGGAATGTTGCTGAACTGCTCTGCGCTGAACTCGACGTACAGCAGGGCCGTGTTCGGGTAGCGCAGCTTCGCGTCGATCACCTCGGTGTAGCCGGCGATCAGCATGGTGTCGGCGATACGGTTGTTGTTCTGGTTCGGCGTCAGGCGCCGCACGCGCAACTGCCAGCCACTGGTTGCCGCCGGCAGGTCGATCCGGCGGGAGCGCTCGTAGCGGGTGGTGGTCTTGCCATCGACGGCCTCGCGCAGCACCTCCTGATAGGCGCCGCCGTCGGTGGCCAGATCTACGGCATATTCGATCCGGTACCCGCCGATGTTGCCGTTGGTGTCCTGCTGCTGGAGCGCCGGCCAGGCGAAGCGCAGGCGCACTGCGGAAAGTTGGGTATTGCTCAGCGAGCGCACCCAGGGCGTATCGCTGCGCAACTCGACGTTGACGCTGGTTTCATTCTCAACGGCAGGGATGCCCGGGATGTAGTCCTGGTCCACCGACCCCGCGCGCCACTCCCACTTAACGTTGGGGAAGTTCAGGTTACCGCTCGGGTCCATCAGCGGGGTGTTGTCGAGGTAGATATCGCGCTCGCTCGGAACGCCGGCGAACTCGCCTTCGCCCACGGCGAGCAGGATCTTGGCCATCGCGACCGAGCGCAGGCTGTCGGGTGCCTCGACCGGCTGTTTCGGCTTGCTACTGCCGCCCTTGCGGCCGGCCAGGTGCGAATGAACTGCGCCCATGCTTTCCTCCGGGCATGAAAAAGCCCGCACTAGGCGGGCTGGAAGGTTGTACAGCGTGGATGAAATGCCAGTGGAAACCGCCCTACCGGGGGTAGTAGCGTCGTGCCTTCATGCAAGGGTTTCCCGACCCTGAGCGTGCCGGCCCAGGGATCGGGAGGCGCCAATGTCGGCGCGGTTAAAGACCTAGGAGGTCAGGATGAATATGGACGTAAATCAACTAATTAGAGCCATTGATGAGTTGGCTTCTAAGGTGAACGCCTTAATGGCGGTCAGTGGCGGGCTAGCTGCCCAAGTGTACCAAGCAGAGGGGGAGCAGGGTCTCGAGAACGCCAGGGCAAAGGCCAATACGATAGCCAGGCAACTCGAACGGCCTGGGGTGCGCCTAGACAAGACCGTGCTCAATAACATCTTTGACAGTGCCAAGCGTTAGCTTAGAGGCATGAGACCCAGCGCTTGCTCCAAGCGAGCAAGCCGCTTCTCTAGCAGTTCCGCAGCCTTCTTGGCTTCAGCGCCCCACTCAGGCGACAGCCCAAGCGCCACTGGCAGGCCGAGCATCTCGAGCTTTGCACTGCCATGCTTCGGAGGCTCTACGACCACTTCCAGCTTATCGAGTTTCATCACGCACTCCCGCGGCCTCGCCGCTCATGGTTGGTTGTTACACCTTGTCCTCGGCGTAGATCGACGCCGAGATAATCGCCCCACCCCAGCGGCGCTTCCCGTAGCAGATCGGCACCGGGTTCCCGCTGGCGGTGGTGTTTCTGGCGCTGCCGAAGGCGTAGCTGGGCAAGTTCTCCGGCGCCGCGCTCTGCTTCAGGCCCTGTGCTTGGGGGCTGAGCATTTGGATGACGCCGCCGATCGCCATCGCCACACCTGCTGTCCCCATCGCCCCAGTCAGACCACCAGCAGCGGCGAAACCACCAGGGCCGGCCATGATGGTCGCCGCCACGATAAGGGCAACACCCACAATCGTCTGCACCAACCCACCACGCTTCCGGCCACGCATGACCGGAGCAATGCGAATTTCCTCGGCGCCCCCGAACTGCAGCTCATCTTGGGAAATGTTCCGTTTCCCACGGAATACCGCGAACTCCATGCCTCGCAGGTGGGCATTGGCGAGGAAGCGCTCGAGGCCAGGAATCTGCACGCACAAGGCCTTGATCGCTTCAGCAGTCGACCCGACGAGCATACGGTACTCCCGGCCGAACTGCCGGAGCGCGCCGTAGAGTTTGATGGTGGTCATCGGAGTGTGGTGCGCTGCGGTGGTCATGTGTTTCTCCAGGTAATAAAAAACCGCCCGGAGGCGGTTTTCACAAAAAACTATAATTCACTTTTTTATAACAACAAACCCATTTAAACCAAGCCTCTTGCTCAAATCAGAACTAGCACTCGAGGCTGACGATCTATCGGAGAATGGGCCAACGTACACACGATTCATACCGTCCTTCTTAGTCGTGTATACTGAAAACTTATTACTCTCAAGCTCAGCCTTAAGCTTTTCGGCTTTTTCGTCAGAAGAAAGACTGGCAACTTGCACAGACCATTCGACCTTTGAAATTTCACCACCCTCTGATATCTCGACAACCTGCGACTTGTATCCCGGCACACAGCTTGGGTTCCAATATACTTTTTCAAATACTGTCTCGGTTGTTCCTATCGCGAACCTTGTATCTCCATCGTCGATTGTAACGTTTCCGACATCTACAACATCAGGCCCAACGATCGCCGGAGCCACAAACCTTCGGTTTCCAACATATGCACCAAAAGAATTTTTTGCGTTCACGTAACCACATACGTGACCACTTTTAAGCTGCTCGTTACCGCCGTCAGGCATGAAGAAGCTACCATTGAACTTTGCAGACTCTGGATCTTTGAGCATATTTGCTACAGCCTTTTCAGCTGTCCATATAGCATTCTGCTCGGGCGACCCGCACCCAGCCAGCACCACCAATGTTCCGAGCAGGAACCATGTGCGCTTCATCTTCAGCCTCCCTGAGAAAGGCCAAAGGGTACCAAACCGCCAGCACCAAAACCCAGCACATGGCTGGGTTCGGGTGTCGCGGTTCGAGTCAGTCTGCCGGGCTACCCCCACCTCGCAATCTACTACGGTCAGGATGCGGCGCGAGCCAGCAACAAAAGCCCGGCTCGGGGCTGGGCTGTCGGTTTTGGCTACTTTCGGTAAAAGCGTCGGAACACAGTCTTGCCGTCATAGAACCGCTTGCAGGCCTTTCTCGCTCCAAGCGCACACCCCAGGAAAACCGCACCAAAAACAATCCAGAGCACGGTCGAGTTTGTAGTGATGAAAACGTAAACCGCTTTAGCAGCCCACCAACCGAATACGACGCTCAGAATAAAGAAGAAAACAGCGACCCCGCGAGGTGTTCCATAGCGGACTTCAGCTTGGCAACCTCTGCAGACGTGAGCGCCCCACGGCACTTCATTCATGCAGTGTGGACAGGTAACGGTGTGATTAGTAGCCACGGCATCATTCCCTTGAAAGGTCTATAGAGCTCGAATTCTAAGACAAAGCGTGGCGATCCCGCACTATCCTCTCGGGGACTGTCCACCCATCCAGTCTGGACGGAAAGCCAGTAACGGGATTGGATCCAGGCGTAGTAGCGTTGTGCCTCCAATGAAACGCCCCGGTCCATTGCCGGAAAGCCCATGGACTGGGGCTCGACGACCTGGGAGGTCACATGGCGAAGCAACCCGAGAATGCAGGGAAGGCCTGGACGAAGGCCGATGTCGATGCGCTCAAGAAGCTAGCGAAGGAAAATACCCCTACCCGCGTGATAGGCCTCAAGCTGGGACGGTCTGAGGATTCGATCTACGCCAAAGCCGCAGAGGAAAAGATCAGCCTGAAACCGACGAATCAGTCTCCTTACAACCGTCAGAAGTGAGGTAGGCCACGCTCGCCTCGTATGCCTGGCGCTGTTCGGTGGTCCAGTGATGGCCGTGGTCAGCCAAGGACAACGCCATCGAGTCCAGGCACTTCAAAACAATCTGCTGTTCTGCTTGCATCATTGCCTCCTGCGGCTAAGCCGCTTCATTTTGCGTCCCGATGACGCAACACAAGGCGTGTCCGGTCGAGCCATGGCCCGCCGAACACGATAATTTCTGATGGCCTGCCGTAGAGGTGGTGCAGCAGGAAGGGGCCAGGGCCGAAGTGCTGCACATCCTCGCCAGGTAGTGATGGGTCGTCCCCCAGGTATATCCCGGCGTGGTTCGGGTGTGCGGTGCGCCCCACCGCCATCACGATCATGTCGCCGCGCTGCGGCCGATCAACCCGGACGAAACCGGCCCCCTCGAACTGCTGCTCGTAGAGGCTTGGACCGTCTGCCCGCTCCCACCAGCCATCGGCACGCTCGAAGTGCGGGAACTCGATGCCCCACTCCCGCTGGTACCAGTCAGCGCAGACCTGCCAGCAGTCCTGCACCCCATGCACGAAGGCGCGCCCGAGCAGCAGCACTTGGTCGACGGGCTCGATGGTACGCAAGTCGCCCTCCGGCCAACTCAGGATGTGCCATGTCAGGCCCGAGGCGTTGCACATAGCGACGTCTGCGGCACTCGGTCGGCTGGTGGCATCGGGATGGCTGTGCACCACGGCGACGATCTCGCCCTGGTCCTCTGCCTCGGCGTACGCCTCGGGTGCGATGCGGAACTCCTCGCCGGCGTCGGCAGCGGTGTTTTCACAGGGAACGTACCGCTGGCTCCGGCCGGAACGGATGATCAAGCCGCAGCACTCGCGCGGGTACTCTGCCGCGGCGTGCTTCTGCACGGCAGACAGGATGTGCTTGAGCATGGTCAGCTCCTGGCGATGATCGAGACGGCAGGGAAGCCGCCGAAGGGCAGTTGGTTGCCTTCACCGAAGCGCGGGATGCAACCGGTGCCCAGGCAGCCATCACACTCGTCCCGGGCTGGATCATCGATGGGGTTGCCGTCGATGTCGAAGTACGGGCCGGTGTAGCCGCAGTCGGGCCCGCGGTACCCGCCCGTCATCGCCCAATGGCACAGGGTGGTCATCTGCCGGCCGACCTGCTCGCCGCCAACGTCGCCTGGCGAGGCCAGTTCCCAAGCCACGTACTGGCCGTCCTCGCTGGTTTTCTGGTCCAAGTACCAGATTTCGACGATCTCCTGGGAGGGATCAGCGTCAGGATTGCCGCCTGGGAAGTTCGCCGCGTCCAGATATTTCGCCAGCGTCGTCCGGATGGTGAGGCGGAACTGGAGCAGGTCCTCGAACGCCAGGCAGAGCGCCGTAATCCGGCCATTGACGTTGCCGGCGGTGAAGCTCGGCCGCGCCGCAGTACCATCGCTGTTGGCCTCAATGCCCTCGATCTGCACCGGCCAGGCCGCGTATTCGTGGCCCTGCCACCAGATCGGTTTCGCCGGTAACTGGTCGGCGTTGGCACCGGCGGCGGCCAGTTCCTGCGGGCTGTGCGGGATAGCGTGTCCGTGGAACCGGACCACGTCGGCGCCGAAGTCGCTGCCGTCGAGCTCGAACAGCACGACCTCGCCGCCGGGCTCCAGCTTCTGGATATCGGTGATCAGCGTCATGGATGGAATGCCTGTTCAAAGGTCGCGGTCAGCCGGTAGACCCGGCCGCCGAGGTTGACGGGCCGGTAGCCCGCACAGGTGTAGAAGCCCAGGCCGCCCAGGGGCGGCGTCCAGAGAAATGCACGCGCTCCGGTGTGGCGGTCCAGGAAGTCCATCACGGCCTTGATGGTCGCCGCCGGCCCGGTGATGGACACCGGCCAGCTCTGGGACTTGCTGTTCAGACCTTCGCTCACCAACTGCTTGTAGCCGTCACCGAATTGCGCGGACCTGGTGGCGAAGGTTATGTCGCCCTCGCCACCGCTCTCGGTGGCCCAAGTGAAGGTTTCGATTGCCATGTGCTCTACCCGTTGATGGCCCGGCCGATCGCACCGTCACGCCGCAGATCACGCGCCAGGAGTTGTCGGTATTTCTGCTCGACGAACGTTCCGATGTCGCGACCGAACTGGTCCAGGCCAGGCTGGCTGCTGGAGACGTTGGCCGAACCATCCGAGGCAATGTTCACCTCGACGTTGATCTGCGAACCACCACCGCCCATAGCGCGCACACCGAGGGCGCCGGACGAGGTTCTGGTCAGCGGCATCACTGCCTCAGGCCCCGCTTCGCCCATCACACCCAGGCGGCCGCCGCTCATGCCGAACGCGGTTGGCGTGCTGACCACGCTGTTGGTGAAGGCCCCGCCAGTGGCGAACATCTGCACGCCGCCGGCGAACACACCACCGTTGGCGAACAGCCCGCTGTTGCTCACCAGGTTGTCGACACCAGACTGCGCGGCAGCGTTTCCACCGCCGAAGAAGCCGCCGAAGAGGGACGAGAGGGCCTGCGAGGCAGCGGCGCGCGTTGCAATCCGCGCCATGTCGGCCAGGATGCTCTTGGTGAAGTCGGAGAACGACAGCTTGCCGGTCATCGCGAAGTTGGCGATTGCGTCTTCCATGCCGCGAAGCGAACCGGAGACCAAATCGTAGGACTGCTCGGCGGAGTTCCTGGCGCTTTCGAGGTAGTCGTTCCAGGCCCCGCTCGCTCCGTTGGTCCAGTCTGACTGGGCAGCGGTCATCTGGTCGTAGTTGCTGACCACGGTGTCTCGCAGGTCCTGATGCGCCTTTCTGAGCGCGGCCAGACGTTTCTCGTACTCCTCGTCCGACATTTGCCGACTGGGATCGGAGCGCTGGTTCTCCAGGTCCATCAGTTGCTGGTTGTAGCGGTCGTCGAGACTGCTCAACTGCTCGAAGCGGGACCGCTCTCGTCCGCCCATGCTGACACCGGCCGCAGCGCGCTCGCCCTCCAGGCGCAACGCATCGACCTGTGCCTGCAGCGCCTGCGTGTAGCGCTGCACCGACTGCTCCTGTCGCCGTAGCCGCCCCTGCTCGCTGAGTTCGATCTGGTTGAGCTGTGAATCGGCGTCCTGCTGCGCCTTGACCAGCGCCGTCCTGGCGTCGGCGATCTTCTGGTCTAGTTGGATTCGCTGAGCAGCCGAGGTTCCTTGCTTCGCCTTGGCAGCCTCCAGCGCTGCGATCTCACGCTCGTAGGCATGGGTGACCTCATCCCGCTCCTGCTGGATGATCGAGATCCGCTGCTGCGCGTAGCTTTCCGCGCTGATCACGCCTGCGCGTTGGGACGCCTCCAGTTCCTTTTGCGCATTACGGTAGGTCGCGGTGATCTCGGCCAAGCTGTTCTTCGCGGCGTTGGCCGCGCGTAGATCCACCGAACCGGCGGATCCCTTCGGGTCCTTGTACTTGGCGTTGATGTTGACGATCTCGCGATCGATGGTCGCCTGCTGCAGGCGGTCATCGTTCGGGTTCACCTCGCGGATCGCCTGTAGATCCTTCTTGTACTGCTCCAACTCCTTGGCGCGCTTCTGCTGGTTGGTCAGCGCCGCCCTGGAACGAGCGTCGATCCGGTCAATAGCATTCTGGGCGGCCTGTTCAGCCCGAGCGCGCTCGCCGGCGGTTCTGGCATCGTCCTCCATCGCCTTCTTCCGCTCGCGGAGCATGTCGAGCTCTTCGCGCAGGCGGTTCCGGCTCTCGTCGCGGTTGCCGACCAGGCCGAAACCACCTTGATCGAGCTGGGCAAGGCGCCGCTCCACGTCGGCGATCTGGGAGTCGATGTCCTGGCGACCAATGCTCTTGGCATCATCCCACGCGCGCTTCGCAGCACGTGCGACTCCATCCCAAGCACGCTCAATCCAACCCAGGTTCTCCAGAATCTTCGGGGTCCGCTGGTTGATTGCGTCAGCGTAGGCCTCAGTCGCCAGCTTCACCGCGCCGGCGTGATCCCCCTGCTCCTCCAGCGCCTTGATCTGCGAGTAGACGGATGCGGTGAGGTAGTTGTACTGCTCGTTCAGGGCCTTCGAGGCCTTCACAGGGTCCTCTCCCAGCCTCACGAACTCGGCGACGGTATCCCCCACCGCGCGGCCAGTCGCCTCTTCCATCGACAGTGCGGCCTGGGTGATGGCAACGAAGCTTTCGCTGGCCAAGTCTCCCTTGCCCGCCAGGGTGGCCAGCACTTCGGCAGCAGCTCCGGTCGTGCCAACCGTATTGCTGACTTGGCGCGCCATTTCGCCCAGTCCAGAGGCGCTGGTACCAGCGTAGTTGCCGGTCATGATCAGCGCCTTGTTGTATTCGCCCTGTTCCTTGCTGCCCAGGTACGCCGCCGCAGTCACACCACCGATCGCCGCTGCCAGCAGCCCAATCGGGGCCAGGACGCCGATAACACCGCGCGCGGCGCCGCCGGCGTTCACACCGATCTCGGCGATGTTGTGGGCGGCGACCCGCCAGTTACCGGTGGAGAGGGCGTTACCCAACTGCAACACGTTCTCGCGCGCTTCCTTGCTGGTCAGCCCGAGCTTGTTGATCGCGCCGCCGGTCCCTTCGATGTCCCGCCGCTTCGCCGCGATCTTCTCCAGGCCTGCGGCCAATCCGGCGTCATCCAGCCCGCCGGCGGCGCGCAGCCCACGCAACGCGGCTTCCTGCTTCTCAAGCCTGGCCAACGCGGCGGTCACCGGATCGATGCTGTTGACCGTGCGTTGCATCGCTTCGATCTGACGGTTCTGCGCCGCGACCAGGCGCTGCTTCTCGGCGGCCTCCTTGGTTTCCGCTTTCTGCAACCGGTCATAGGCCGCACCCAGGCGATCCTGATACTGCGCTTCGTCCTGCAGCGTGGTCAGGCCGGCCTTGCGCGCCCGCTCGAGCAAGCTCTCGGCGCGAATCAGATCGTCGATGTTGGCGACGTTGCCGGAGAGCGCCCGTTCCAACTGGCTGATGATGGATATCTCGCCAGCGGCACTGTCGTATACCTTCCGGCTGGCAGCAGCCTGGCGTTCACGCGCACCGGCCGCCTTGTCGACACTGCGGGCAGCGTCCTCCTCCGCGCGCGACACTCCCTTGGTGGCCTGCTCGAGGCCCTTGCTGGCGTCGGACAGGTTGTCGATTGCCTGTTCGGCCTGATCGGCGGAGTCGACCAGCTTGTCGAGGTCCTCGGCCGCCTTTACGGCCGGGCTCGAATCGACCTTGATGCCCAGTTCGGCGAAGTTGCTCATCCCGACTTCCTCTGCTCGTGGAAGGCCTTCAGCGCAGCGTCTTCCATCACCCGGATATCCGCGAATACCGCGGGTTGCTCACCAGCGGCTACGCCGCACATCTGCATCACCACCGGCAATGCGGTGTAGTCCAGGCCTGTTGCGCCACACATGCCAGCCCGCCACTGGGTGCTCATCGCCTCGAAGACGATGAATGCCGTCCAGTTGCAGGGCCAAAGCTCCATCTGCTCGTCGCTTTCGTCGAAGTCATCCGGCGACAATCCGAACTGCGCCAGCTCCTGGGGGCTGGCTACAGGCCGATAGAGCTCCTGTGCGGCGCGCTTCAGTTTCCCAAGCGCCCTCTGCTGTAGGCGCTCTGGTAGGCCTCGAGGATGGCCTCGGGCACGCTGACCAAGGAGGACACCAGCAGCCGGACGTTGGCCTCGGTGAACGCCTCGTCGAACCCCCACCCGGCCACAACGGCTTGTACCTGCTCGACCTGGAGGTCGATCTGACCCTTGGTGAACGCTTCCAGAGACTGCTCGCGAGTCTCCTCGACCAGGCGTTTGAACCGCTCCCCCCAACTGCTGTAGAGGTCGGCCAGCGCTTCACGATCTAGGTACTTGAAGGTGAATGGCACCTTGATGGACTCCCCGCCGAGGCGGGGAATCTCCACACTGGATTCGAAGGTGGGCGCCTGCGCGATGCTGAACTTCTTCGCCATGACAGTTCCTTAGGGGGCCGGGTTGTAGCGAACCGGGCGGCCATCGAGAGCGATGGTCAGGGTCCGGGTCATGATTTCGTTGACGTTCAGGGTCGGGGTATCGCTGACCGAGACGTAGCCGTTGTAGAAAACCTCCGATCCGTTGCGCAGCGTCAGGCGGATCACCTGCAGCGCCTTACTCTGGTCCGCCGCCTCAATCACCGCCCACTGCGGCAAGTTGGGGTCGTCGGCGATCGGCATCGAGAACGACTGAGCGTTGCGGAAGGTAGGCAACTGGCGCTGGTCATCGTCCTCGAGGTACTGGTACTGGACGAACTGCTGTTCGCCGCCGGAGGTGGTCGGGTTCATCACCTGCTGGATCTGCTGCCAGGTGAGGACCTTCTTCGCCGAGCCGATACCGCCGCCGGCCGGGTAGCGGATCACATCGGTGGTATCGATATTGCCCAGGGAGAAGGTGTCCTCGGTGGAAACTGCGACCTTGACGGCTCGGCCGTTCAGGCCAGTCCAGCCGGACACCAGCGACACGACGTCACCGACCAGCAGGCCGTGAGCATCTGCGGTAGCAACCGCTGGCTTGGCGTTGGAGACAGCGGTAACCGGAATAGCCGGGCCGTAGGTGGCAGCAATGGCCAGCAGCGCGCCGTTGGGGAGGCTTGCGGACATGGAGTTTTCCTCGTGTGGAAATGAAAAAACCCGCTCATGGCGGGTGCTGGTGTGCCCATGCGGGCGATCAGAAGATGTCGGCGCGATAGCCGATGGAGACTGGCTTGGTATCGGCGATGTCCCCCGATATCCAGGGGCCCGGCGCTGGGGGGCTCACCACCTGCACAGAGAAACCGGGGCGAGACAACTCGCGGTAGAGAGGGAACTGCTGACCCAACCCGGCGATGATGTCTGCGGCAACGCCGGTGCCCTGCCCACCAGGGACCACGATGCTGATCTGGAACACACCGGTGAAGCCCCGGTGGTAGCCGCCCAAGTCGCTACTGGTAGTGCCAGCGGGCAGCGTGAAGCAGCGCAGATAGATGGTACCCGGCGTCGGTTCGAACGCCACATTCGGGTACGCGACCGGGATTCCCTTGGCCTTCGCCCAGACGTCCAGGCGAGCCTCGAACAGTTGCTGAATGATCTCGTGACTCATACCTGGTTCGCCCTGACGGCGGCCTCCACAATCTGCTGGAATTCGGCGATGGTCACCCGGACCATGCCAGCCGGCGCCTGGCTGGAGTGCCCATACTCCAGCGGTACCGCATACGGCAGGTTGTTCACCAGGTAGGCGGTATCACCGAGCTTCAGCGGCTGGACCCCAGCGGTCACTGCAGAAATTGTCTTGCTGCCAGTCGGGTCGACGTCATCAATCTCCCCCGGTGCGGCCGTGCCAATGCTGAACTGCCAGTTGGCCCGAAAGCGCCCGCCAACATACCCGCGCCCGGCCACCATCCCGTTGACGTCGAAGTTCTGGTCACGCTCCGCCTTGGTCAGCGGCTTCGCGTGCTTCACGCCTCGACGTAGCTTCCCGTTCCTGGTGAAGTTGCTCGGATTCAGGTTGATCAGGGTATTGCGAATCGCGACGTTCTCGTCGTAGCGGTCCGCCGCGGCGCTCGCCCTCTGGCGGTAAGCGACGTTCGCGGCCCACCGCTCCGGGTCACCGACTGGAGATTTCTCGATCACCTTGACCGACAGGTCCAACATGATCCGCTGGTAGATCGCATCGCCGGCAGCCAAGGCTTGGTCGCGGAACTGCGCCACCGCTGCAGCGAAGCTGCCCTGGCGCCCCGAGTAGCGTTGACGCATGCGAGAGCCACGGGCCATGCGCTACCTCCTCGCCTGCGCGACGAAGCCGATGTCCAGTCCGGCGTAGTTCCAGGCTTTCGCAGTCACCACCTTGAAGGCCTCGCCGTCGAACTCGATACGGTCGCCGTTCCTCGGCGCCGGCATGTCCTGCCCCCCGAGCTGCACTGGTGACATGATGATCTCGACATCACCCTGTTGGATCAGCGAGCCATCGATAACCCGCACATCGTAGTCCTGGCGCATGCCGGAACCATCGAAGCGGCGCTCTATGGTTGGACTTCCACCGGTCGCCGGGTCGTACTCGCCCTGCTCGAACTTGGTCAGGCGTAGCTCAAGCCCCCTACCGCCCTTACTCCGCGGTGCCAGCATACGAATGGCCATCGCCCGGGAACGGTCGTAGATATCAGCCATCAGCTCATCCTCGACACCCTGACGTTGAACATGCCGCCGCCGACGGTCAGCGCCTCCAGAAGCCGATCCACTGCAACGTAGCGCGGCTGCCCCTGGTTCACCGGATCGGCGTAGACCGTGGTGAGGGGCCCCACCGTCTCGGATTTCACGGCGGAGGCCTGCTGTACCGTGTCCAGCGGCCCGTCAAGCGCCAACAGGGCCAGTTCGCACGTTGCGGCCTGCAGCTTCCGGTTCGGCCAGGCCAGGCCGGTGCGTGGAAACTCCAGCGGCTGGTCCGGGTCGACCTTCGAGCCTCGGAATTGATAGCTGCGGTCGATGTAGTCGGTCGCCCTGATCAGTGCCGAGGAGCGGCTATCATTGGAGGCCGACGCCCAGGCAGCATTGCCGCGCTGAGCGTGATACTCGGTAGCCTGGTCGACGGAGACGTAGCTGTTGGCGCTGTCACCCTCAGTCACCACCGCCATTGGCTTTCTCCTCGGTCGCCTTCAGGAGCTCGCGCAGCGAATCGGGCGTGGCGCCTTCCGGCACCTCGACACCCAGTTCAACGAGACGCGCCAGCACCTGCTCGTCGTTCAACGGCGAGTGCTCCTGGGCCGCCTTCGCCTCGGAGAGCAGTTTCGCTAACGCAGCCTTGCCTGCACGCCCATCGAACGCAACGCCGAGGGCCTTCAGGTCAGCCTTGATTTCGTCGAGGGTGGGCTCGCCGTCATGGATGCCCGGAGCCTTCGCAGCACCGTTGGTTTGCAGTTCGATCAGGTCGTAGGCCACCGAGTATGCCCGCGGCACCTCGCCGGCCACCGCATCGGCCTGTTCGAGGAAGTCGCCCTGGCGATAAGCGAGCGGATCCCGAATCGTCAGCCCATTGCGCTGGGCGAACTCCATCTGGTCCGAGGTCGCCGGGCCAGCTACGAACCACAGAATCTTCTTGGTCATTGTCCACCTCATGAAAAGGGGGGCCTGGCGGCCCCTCTACGGTTACTTGCTCAGCACGAGAACGCCGGCGGTGTCCTTGACGCTGGTGGCGGTGCGCTCCCAGTTCGCCGCGGTGCCGATCGCGGTATCGTTCGGCGAAGCGCCGCCCGTACCGGTCTTCCAGGTGTAACCGAGCACGCCCAGGTTGTAGCTCCACTCGGCCTGGTAGACCGAACCCAGGTTCTCCTTGCCGGTAGTGCGGTTCAGAACAGCGTCGAAGTCGTTGTTGCCGGTCACCAGCACCGAGCTCTGCACCAGGCCCAGGGAGCGGAACGAAGCTGGGTTGGCCTCGGGGTCGGCGCCCGCCGGCACGATCAGCGAGTCGGCGTCGGTCACCACGAACAGGCGGCCGAACGGGTCGCGCATCACGTTCACGCCGTCGTAGGTGAACAGGTTCTCGGCGTTCGCAAGAGCGTTGTCGTAGAGATCGCTGACCACGCTGGAGTGGAACACCCAGGCCGCGATGGCGTTGGCGCGGTCGCCGAACTTGAACGCCGCCTTGTTCAGGGTGCGGAAGGTTGCGGTCTCGGTAGCGCTGCCATGGGTCGCGTCGGTGTGACCGCTGATTGCAGCCACCGCGCCGCGGATGGCTGTGTTCAGCATGTCCGCGACCCGTGCCTTACCCAGCTGCTCACCGATGGTCAGGGCCGCCAACGCCGGGTTCTGCAATACCCAGTTGTACTGGGCCGCTTCATACTCGATCGGTGGCGTGCCGGCGGCGACCTTTACCGCAGCGTTGAGCAACTGCGTCAGACGAGTCGCAGCTACGTCGCCGTTGCCGTAGACGTTGCGGCGGCGCACCAGATTGGCGATCAGCTTGAAGCTGGCCTTGATGTCGAAGTCGCCCTGCGCCGGCGCGTTCTGCAGGACGATGGTGCCGGCGGATGCCTGGTTGAATTTGTCGATAGCCTGGGCGACGGTTTCGGTCAGAGCCGTGTAGGTCTGCTTGTTGAATACAGCGAGATCGAAAGCCATGTGGCCTCCTTACTTGATCGTTTCGAGGTAGGCGACCTTCTCGGCCTCGGTCTTGCAGTCGGCGAGCGACTTGGCCGTGCTGCCGGAGGGCTTGCCGCCCGGGGGCGTTCCGCCGCCGGAGTGGCCAGAGCCCTTCAGGATCTGGTCGCGGTAGGGGTACTGGTCGACGAGAATCTCCAGCGCTTCATCGAAGTCGGCGGCCTCGCCGGGACGGGCCTTGCTGTACAGCTTGTTGCCGTGGGCGTCGTAGGCGACGACATTGCCGTCCTCGATCTTCAAGTGCTTACCGAACACGGACTGCACCATGTCGGCCGGAACAGCCAGGCGGTCGGCCACGAACTTCGAGCGGGAGAAGCTGCCGCCGATCTTCTCGGCGTAGAGCTGCTGCTCCAACTGCTCCGCGCGCGTGGAGGCCTCGGTCAGCTTGGTGTCGTAGGCCTTGCCGATTTCAGCCTTCACCTTCTCGATCTCGCCGGCATCCACCAGCTTCTTCGCGTCGAGGTTGGCGACGGTTTCCAGGGCTTTACGCGCTGCGGCCGGGTCCTCGATGCCTTCGAAGTCTTTTGCGATCTTCTCGGCCTTCTCCGCCCGCTCGCGGTGCTGCTTGGCCTCTCCGTTCAAGCGGGTGATGGTGGCTCGGGTACCAACCGCATCGAAAGCGATCTCCTTGCCGTCATCCTCCACGTAAACCGGCTTGCCATCCTGGATCTCGGCGTATTGCTTGCCATCGACTTCGACAGTCTTCAGTTTCATCTCGTCTTTCTCCGGCCATCCGGCCATTGCGATGGGCCATCCGGCCCGGAAGGCGCCCCGCTCCATCCGAAACGCAGGCATAAAAAAGCCCCGGACGTTGCCGGGGCCTACACGAATTGGTGATCAGTCGGGCGCGTACAGCGACTTGAGTTGCGCCAGGCTCAGCGGGTTGCCCCGCTGGTCCAACAGGTCGCTCAAGGTGATGACGCCTCGGCGCCAGAGGTCGGCGCGGCCGGGCCCCAGCTTCTCGTCCTGGAAGGCCTTCGACTTACCCTTGAGCCATGTCTCGAAGTTCAGACTGGCCGGCACCTGGCCGTCCATCGACGCCCGGGTACTCTTCACCTCGTCGACGTCGATACCTAGCTCACGCATCGTCTTGAGCCAAGGCAGAGTGGTACTGCGACACCCCCAGTGCCGCGGGCAACCTTGCTTGTACGGCAACGAGTGCCCCACTGGCCTGAACTGCAGATCCCAAGTCTTCTGGTCGTAGACCATGCAGATTTCAGTGGTGTGCGAGTCCAGGGTGCTGAGCTGGCGATACCCTTTCACCGGGCCATTCTCGCCAGAATTGGCCTTGTAGACCTCCATCCTGGCGCCATTGGCCACCGCTTGGGCGCTGTTGTGGACCAAGGTCCGAGCCGCGCGCTTGCTGACATCCATGAAGCCCTTCACCGGCGGTTGGTCGCCCCGAGCCCGGCGGCCGACGATCTGGGTGACCATCTGTTCCGTGGTCTCGCCGTTCACGAAGCCATTGCGCACCACACCGGCGAACCGGAACGACACATCCGCAGCCTGCTTGAGCCACCATTGCTTGGTAGGCGCGCCCTCGATGAGCGTATTCGCAACCACGGCGCTGAGTCGGTTCTTGCCGACGCCGAGCATGATTGGCCGGCTCACCAGGCTGTTGACTGAGCTCGACGCGAAGCCTCCTTCGATGACCGCGAGTTGCCGCAGATTGGCATCATGCGCTGCAGCGATCTCGGTGTACTGCGCCTTGATTGCCTTAGCCGCCTCGTCGAGGATCGCGTTGACCTCCTTGACGTTCTTCAACGGCAACCGGCGGCCCTGCAGCAGCTTCACCAACTCCTCGGCGAGTTCGGTAATCTTCTCCTCGACTTCCTTCGACATGCCCGCCGTGGTCCTGATCAGATCGATACCATGGTCGGTATACAGCTCCGCCAGCAGCACCTCCAAGCGAGTCATATCGCAGGCTCCTGGTTGCGGATCCGCTCCTGCTCCGACTCCCAGTCCAGGTCCTCGGCGAGCATGCCGCGCCGCTGGGCCTCATTGAACAGGGTCTGGTCTGACAACGAGCCGCCATCACGCATACGCTGTAGCACGCCCATGGTCTCGGCCGGAGCGTAATCCGGGTCGAGATTCGGCTGGAGCTGCACGGTGCCGCCTTCGGCGCGGTTGTTCAGTGCGAGGGAGAAGTACGACAGGAACAGCACTAGGCTGTCCTGCAGGCCCTGGCACATCATTGCCAGCTTGCTGGTCTCCTTCGCCGATTCCTCGCCAGACTGCTTCGCCGTCATGACCTGGGTGGACTTCTCCACCAGCTTCGCACCGGCCTGTCTCATCTCCTCTTGCAGTGAGTCAAGCTGTTCCCGCGCGGTCTTGATGGCGGCGCCGGTGTGCTCGACGTACTTCATGTCGGCCTCCCGAGGCAACTTCACCGCGGAGCGCGCGCCGATGGCCAGCTCGTCGCCGGAGTCGACGCCAGTCATCACCAGGATCGGCACGCAGGCGACATCAACCAGACTGTCCAGGGAGGACTGGAGCCACCAGTGCTTTGCCACCAGGTGGGCGAGTTCGAGCAGCGGTGGCTTCGCCGTGAGGAATCCGGTACGCGCGGTGTAATACGGCACCAAGGGGATGAAGCCGAGCGTGTTCGGCGTGTCCGACACCATCTCCCACCCGTCCTTGCCCTCCTCGAACACTCGATGCCGGTGGGGCTCGATCACGCGGATCTGCTCAACGGACTCGTCGGTGAACTCGTCCACCTCCTCCACCCGGCACGTCCGGAAACGGAACTGGGTCAGGCTGTCGACACCAGCAACCTTGCCGGTCTTCCACCCCAGCACCTGGCCAGGCTCGATCAGCACCCCGTAGGGCCTGAAGCCGGCCTGTTGCTCGGCCTGTCGTGTGTTCGGCAGATCCTCTGGCCGTTGCGGTATCTCGACCAGGGCGAACTTCAGGCCATACTCCAGCCCGCCGCGGAACCAGTCCTGGGCGAACACCTGCAGATCACGTCCCTCCGTATCCACGTCGGTCAGCAGGTCGGCGATCTCCTGCGGCACGTCATCACCGATCACGACCGGCTTCGCAAACACTCGCCCAACCATGGCGCCGACCGTTTCCTCGAACGCGGGGTGCAGCGTCGCCAGCTTCAGCCGCGCTTCATAATCCTCCCTCGTCTCGAGCTGCCGCTTGGGCAGATACGCCTCCCCCGCCTCGCGCATGGCCGAGGTGCCGCCCTTGATGCAATCGATCAGCTTCCAGTGCTCGCGCATCTCCTCGACAGCGGCGCAGCACTGGCAAACGGAATCGCTCATGGTCAGAACCTCAGGGTGGTAACAACGGCCGCAGGTCGCTCGACCGGGAATTCCTTGTGGATGAAGTAGCCACCCGCGTCATTGGGGTGTTCGATGTCGGCCGACTTGTCCGGCTCACCGTTGGTGCCCCAAACCTGCTGCTCGAGGGCGTCGGCATAGGTCGGGCACCGGTCGGGGTTGACCCGATACCGGCGCTCGCCTTTGGCGTTGCAGAACATGGCGTTCATGGAGTTGATCCGGTCCTTGACCGGCGGGTTGGCGGCGGGCGCCGAGACGACGAAGCCGGCCTGCTTGAGCAGCGCGATATCGGTCTCGCTGGCCCGTACCGACTTGCGAGAGTCGCCGGAGGCGTCGGGGTAGATCCTGATCTGGCGGGTAGGCCGATATTCGCCGTCGGCGTACAGCCAGAACCGCTCCTTGATCTGGCGGATCATGTCCGGGGTGTCGTACCCGTTGACGATCTCGTCGACCGCGTGCGGCAGGCCCAGGCGCTTCACATGCACCACGGCGGCCATCTTGCCGACGTTGAAGTCCATACCCACGAATATCGGCTCGCCTGGCTGCACCGTCTCCTGAGAGGCGTTGAGCGTGCGGTCGTAGGCGGTGTAGATGGTGCCCGACGTCAGGTTGACGAACTGGCCGCGCAGGTACGCCGCGATCAGTTGCGGCGGGTACGACTCCATCAGGGAATCGATGTAGTCGTCCGGAAGGTTCGCCTCGTTGTCGTAGGTGCTGGCCTGGACAAGGCCGTATAGCTCCCGCAAGTGCGGCTTCTCGCGCAGTTGCTTCACGAACTGCTGGAAGACGAACTTGAACCCTTCCGGGGTGGTGGTGACGTCGACGCGGTTGCGCAGGCCGTCCACCTTGTACCGCATCCTCGCGATGATCTTGCGCCAGGCCTGCTGGGCCTTGACCAGCGACAGGACGTCGAGCTCGTCCACCAGGGACCGGCCGACCTTGAAGCCGACGATGGTCTGGGGCTTCTCCATTGAGCGACAGATGATCGTCGTGCGGTAGGCGCTACCGCTGAAGAGATGAACCTCGTGGTTCGCCTGGTTGATCCTGGTCCGCAGCCCCCAGTCGAAAGCCACCTCCTCCATCGTTGGGTAAAAGATGTCGCGGATTTGGGCGTAGGTCGGCGCGAAGTAGCCGGCGTTGATGCGCGGCCATTCCCAGGCGTGCTGGGCGAGCCCTGAGCAGCCCACCCAGGTCTTGCCGGAGCCGAACCCAGCGACAAAGCCGCAGAACTTGTGCGGAAGCGCCAGGAACTTCGCCTGAGGCCTATTCAGCGTCGGCATCGCGCACCCTCGCATCGATGATGGTCACTGCGACGCTGGTTGGCGGCGCTTCGTCGTCGGGGTTCTCCAGCAGTTTCAGTTCGGCGCGCTTCTTCGCCACGTCCAGGCGCTTGAGCTCCAGGTCGAGCGCGGCAGACTCGGTGCCGACGTGCCGGCTCAGCAGTTCCAGATTGCGTAGCTTGTCCGGCCACTTGACCTTGCGGAGCACGCCGGCGATGCGGCGGTCGTCACCGCGGCCCTCGAACAACTCGGCGATCTCGATGCCGGACAGGAACTGGCGCCAGGCCCGGGGCCAGTCGCGGATCGACCGGAACGATCCGTCGTCCTCGAGGATGTCGAGCACGTCCATCTCGTCGATCTCGCGGAGCCGCCGGATCACATAGTCGGCCTCGACCTGTGTGCGCTGGGAGCGCTCGGCCATGGCGGCCTGGATGGCCTGGGCGACCTCCGGCCGCTGGAGCAGTTGATAGCCGATCTCCGTCGCGCGCCGGGTGCTGTAGCCGGCCCGAATCGCGGCCTGCGTCGCGTTGAGGTCAAGTAGGTACTCGTCGACGAACAGGCGCTGTTTCTTGGTCAGCGCCATGGATCACCTCAACTGAGCCTCAGGATGGGGGCGATGTTGCCCTTGTTGCGGTAGACCAGCACCAGCAGCACAACCAGGACCGCCAGCAGGTAGGGCGATATCGGCGTTGCGTGGCGCGCCATCAGCACGGCCAGGCTGATCGACAGCGCCTGCATGCCGGTCCCAGCGGCGAGGATGTACGCGCAGAGCGAGACGCCGAACCGGTACGTGGCACCGTGGCGCTGGTACGTGAAGATGCGGCAACTGATAGCGCCGCAGACGGCCGCAGCCGCCAGGGTCACCAGGTCAACCATCTTTCCGGCCTCCGATCATGCCGACGATGCGCTGCAGAACGATCTGGAGCCATGCCGGCGCGCGGCCACCGATCATCCAGTCGAGCACGCCGATCAGGATCGTGACGATCAGAGCGGCGGTGACCAGGGCAGGCAGCCCAGAGAACTGGGTCGCGCCCCGCCCGACAGCCTCGGTGGCTGCGTAGTAGCCGCCGACCCAGGACGCCAGCAGGTAGCCGAGGCGCCTGGCCATGGTCAGGTCGTGAGCCCAGAGTACGAACAGCAGCGCGCCGGCGAAGCCGCCGATCACCGCATTGACGTCTACTCCGGGGATGATCGCGGTTGCAGTGAGCCCGACGGCGCCGGCTGCTGCTACTGCTCCGCTGCTCGTCGGTTCAGCCATGTGGTGCTCCAGAAACGAAAAAACCCGGCGCCAGGGCCGGGTTTTCGGGGGAATCTTTTGATTGGGTGCAACTGTGCACAATGGCAAAACGATACCCAAATGCTCCTCAAAACGTCAAGCTGCTGCTTTCTTGACCTTTTTCTTCACCCTCCCGAGGCGTTGCAACTGCTCCCAGTAAGCCGCTACCCGGTCGTGGTAGCGCGCATGCACATGGGGCTGCTCCAGCACGTCGTCACCCCATTCCGCACGGTATGCCACGCCGTAGGCCTTCACCCGCGTGAACCATGCAGCCAATTGCGCATCGGTCATGCGCAGCAGGCGCTCGCGCAGGCGACTGCATGCACTGTCACGCTGCGCTGCATAAGTGGCTGCCCGTTGCTCAGCGACCAAATTCCGGTCGACTTGCAGCCAGCGCCAGCCCGCCCCCTTCCGCAGGCCGCTCTGCTTCGCCACCACCTCGGCGACCGGCTTCAGCGCCTGAGCATCGAGCCGGTCGATGTGGTTTGCCAAGCGCTCCCAGCACCCCGCCCAGTCTCGCGCCCAGTTATGCGCATCCATCCGCACGCCCAGGCGCTCCTCGATGAACAGGCAGACCTCGCCTGGGCGCAGTGTGTCGCGGCCATTGACGGCGCGCTTGTGCGAGTTGATCGCCGCCAGCGCCATCCAGTAGGCCCGCTCACCCTGGCGCAGGGTCAGTTGGCCGAGCCCTGAGCCGATCCAGACCAGGCCGTGGGCGATCGCCACATCGTCACCGGTAGCCAGCGGCGAGTACAGCGTGTGGCCGAAGTGCTGCAGCGGCTTCGGCAGCGAGCGGATGGCAGCCTGCACCAGGCCCGCGGCCAGCATGTGAGCGCTACGCCCGTTGGTGTCCTTGCGGTCGGGGTGCGTCTCGTTGGCCACCCGCCCCTTCTTGCCCAGCGCGGCCTTGTCGGCCGCCACCGCCAGCACTGAGCTCCGACTCTCGTAGAAGGCGTCGTGCCAAGCCTGGCGCGCGCTGATCAGTCTCATTTCGACTCTCCCCTGTAGTTTCCTGTAGTCACTGCTCGCCCTCGAGGAGAGGGACGACTTTCACTCGCACGCCTGGCGTTTCGCCGTAGCGCTTCCCCACCACCGCCTTCACGACCTGGACGTCGTCCTTCCAGACAACGCCGTTCAGGCCGTCGTAGATGGCCTTCTGGACGTTATCCAGGTCCGGTTTCTTGGTCGGGTGCAGTTGCCCGGACAAGGCCAGGGCCTTCCGCTTTTTCGACATCGATTGAGGGATGCTCAGGGCGATGTCCAGTTCGACCATCACGGGGCCTTCCAACAGCGCGCGACCCAGCATGGCCTGGTGGCCGGCGTGCGCGATCAGCCCCTCGTAGTTCGCCGTCTTCGCCGGAGTGAACATCCTGGCGTGGGCGCCGACGCGACCGATGCGCGGTCTCCCCTTCCCCACGGGCTCGCCGGGCACGGTGAACATCACTGGACGGAGGTCAGCCATTGGCGCGCCCTCCCTTCATCCCGCGGTAGCGCTCCGCCATGCTGGTGACCTTCGGCGCCTGCTGAGGCTCGTCGAAATCGAACTCGTCCAGCGCGCCCGGAGCGAGCTGCTCGAATCGCGAGTACTTACCCAGGAACGCGCACCGGACAGTGCTTGGCTCGCCGTTGCGGTGCTTCGCGATGATCAACTCAGCCACGCCGCGGTACTGGGTGTCCGGGTGATAGACCTCGTCTCGGTACACGAACATGATCACGTCGGCGTCCTGCTCGATCGCGCCGGACTCCCGGAGGTCGGACATCATCGGACGCTTGTTCGGCCGCTGCTCCAGCGATCGGTTGAGCTGCGACAGGACGATCACAGGGATACCAAGCTCCATAGCCAGCAGCTTGCACTGGCGGGACATGTCGCTGACGTCCTCGGTGCGAGTCGACTTGCCGGAGCTCTCCAGGAGCTGCAGGTAGTCCACCACCAGCAGGCTCAACCCATGGCGCTGCTTGTGACGCCGGGCCAGGGCCCGCAGTCGAGCGGCGTTCAGCCCGGGGCGATCGGCCATGTACAACTTCGAGCGCTTGACCTTCAGAGAGGCAGATCCCAGCTCGGCACCATGGCTGGACGGTGCGGAGCCGTCCTTGATCGCGGTGAGCGGGATCCGACCAAGCGATGCCAGGATGCGATCCATCAGCCCGCCGTTGGTCATCTCCAGCGAGACCACCAGGGCCGGTTCACCCAGGTCGCAGGCGACGTGCTCGGCGATGTTGATCGCCAGCGCGGTCTTGCCCATTGCAGGACGACCAGCAATCACGACCATGTCGCCAGACTTCAGGCCCATGAGCTTCTGGTCCAGGTCGCCGATGCCGGTTGCCAGACCATCCAGCTTCCCGCCGAGGTCGGAGCGGCGCTGCAACTCCTCGATGTGGTCGGTCAGCACGTCAGCGGCATGGCGCACCTCGTGCGTCGAAGTCTTCGAGTCGAGCGCCATGACCATGGCCTGGGCGGCGCCGACCTTGTCGGCCTGGGCGGCCTCGCTGAGCGCCAACTCGTGAAGTCTGTCCCCCGCAGCCGCCAGAGCTCGGTCAACCGCTCGCTCCCGAACGATCCGCGAGTAGGTTCCGGCGTTCGCCACGCTGGGAGTGTTCTGGATGATCTGGCCGATGTAGGCCAGCCCGGTGATCACCCCGTCAGTGGTTTGGACCTGGTATCGGTCGCCCAGGAATTCACCGACGGTCACGATGTCTGCCGGCTGGCTGTCGCTGTGCAGAGCCAGGATGGCGCGGTACAGGTCGCCGTTCTCTGGCCAGTAGAAATCCTCCGGGGTCAGCTCTGCCGACAGCACGTCGATCAACTCGTTACGCAGGAGCATGGCACCCAGAACGCCATGCTCGGCTTCCAGGCTGAACGGGTCACGCATGGTAATTTCCCTCGACGATCTTCACGAAGTTCGACGGCGCGATGATCCAGTCGAACGTGGCGCGGAATGGCTTCGCACCGTTGCGACCGGGGACATTGCCCATCAGGAACGGGGAGGCCTTGACGGTTTCGAAGAGATCTCGCCAGAAGTCCAGCGAGCGGTGGGCTTCGTGCTCCCTCCATCGGGCTTGCAGGTGGCGCCGTCGGGTGTCGTTCAGCAGGGCGACTGCTGGGAGCTCTGGCAGCACCTGGTGGTACAGGTCTGCAATGGCCTGTGCCGGGCACGGTTTGATTCCGTGCTGGTGTCCGTTGAGGTGTTCGGGTTGATCAGGTTCGAACAGGTCTTGGTCGTTCGACTGACCCGGTTGAGGCGAAGCGTCAACGAGTCCTACGTCAGTAGGACTATCTCTTTCTGTATCTGTATCTGTATCTCTATTCGTTGAGTTTTGTTGCAACGAACTTTCAACGGTCGTTGAACGGACGTTTGAATTCCGTTGATGTTCCGCTTCTTTTCGGGCCTTTTTTGCCGCCGCCGAGGCCTTCCCGGCAGCAGAACGTTGGTTGCGGGTAGAGTCGACCGCCAGTAGGTCACGCTCGATGCGCTCATGCACCCACTCGTTGCCGTTATCGTTGAAAAACTCGTTCAACGAAGCTTCAACGGCAGGCCAACGGTCGTTGGGAACCCGCGCAATCCGGGACAAGCGAGCCTTCGGTATTGGCTTGCCGGTCTGCCAATAGTTGAAAATCAGGAGAAGGTAGGCCCCGTGTTCCTCGGTACTGAGGTGCATCGTGTCGGCCAGATAGTCGGCAACGTAGAGCTGAATGTAGGGAAGAGCCGCCATTACGCTGCCCTCCATGCGGAAAGGGTTTTAGCCCCCTTTGATCGGTTACAGCGAATGCATGCCGTGATGAGGTTTTCATCGTCATGACCGCCACCCAGCGCAACTGGAACGACGTGATCACACTCCAGGCGAACACCCTTGGCGCCGCAGTATTGGCAGGTAAATCCGTCTCTCTCGAAAATACTCCGCCTGATCTTTCGCCAGACCTCAGCAGATGGCCTGGCCGACTGGGTCGGGCCGAACATGGGGGCAAGCGGCCAGGCATCCGCGAGGGCCACAAGGAGGCTCGGAAAGCCAGAGAACACCACGCCCGAAGCACAGAGCTCCTCGAACGCGGACATGAAAGCGTCGCCACAAAGGACGCTCTCCCTCTCGACAGCTCGCCAATCTGGATAGCAATACCGGCGCGCCTCAGCCTGGCGGTGGGCGATTTCCGCCACACGATGGGCGTCCTCGCTCAACATCTGGACCTTCGGGTCGGTGGCGAACTCCGCGTACATGCGGAACCATTGGTTAGCCATGGAAGGCCTCCTTCGGCCTGCGTAACGATGCCCGGAGATGCGCAAGGCACTCCCGGCGAGCTTTCTCTTTCGCGATATGGCTGTAGCTCTGCTTGATCTGCTGGGCGGCCTGCAGAGCCATCTGCTGGTGAAACTCGACGCTTCCCGTCGGAACTGGTACAGCTCTACCGAGCCCGATCAGCACGCAATCGAGTACCTCGGTGACCGGGCGAGCGTCCGGGCCACGGAACTCTTCGCCGTCCGGCTGGCCAATCTGGAAGGACGGCACGGCTACCCCTGAACAAGGCGCGGCCGGCGCATCTGGTCGATCATTCGCAGCGCCTCATCGGTCGCCGCCCTGGATTCGGAGAGCTCCCGGTGGGCCTCCTGCAGCTCCTGGTCATCGGCGCCGTCGACGAGATTGGCAACAGCCTGCTGCGCCTCACCGTTCTCCTTGATGAGTGTTCGGAGCATGCAGAGCACTTCCGGCCGCTGGCCGGCATCGCCGCCGATCAAGCGCACCGACACGCCCAGCGGCGTCAGGATGTCGCCCAGGGCCTGGACCTTCAGGTCAGTCGGCAGCGCGGCGAGGATGCTGGGTACGAAGTTCGCCGGCACCAGGTTGGTGTCCTTGGTTCCGTCGTCGAGCCAGCGGAACACGCGGTCGGCGTTGACCTTCATCCGCTCGGTTGTATCGCGCGTTGGCGGGTCGAAGACGATGCCGGTGACCAGCGCTCCCTGGATGCGCTCGTGCGCCTCCACGATGTGCTGGACTACGGTCTCTCGGCTCCACCCCTCTCGGCGGCGCCATTGGTTCACCACGCCGAGCAGCGTGGAAATCAGGGTGTGCGACTCATTCCGCATGCACTGCGTCTCCTACACGGTTAGGATCATTTCGCCATGACGCACGGATGACCGCGCTATCCCTGGCTCCCCTTACAGCGCGATGGCCGAGGAAGCTGAAAACTTGAAAATCGATCGCACGACTCAGAAAGCCGTTCTGGACCGCTTGGCGGACGCGTATCCCAATCCGGTACATACCGATGGGCTCTCCGATCTCTTCGACGACACCGAGATGCTCACCGCCTGCTGCGCCTACCTGCACGAGCACGGCCTGATCCGGGCGAAGATCACTGACTTCATGAGCGAGGGGCGCGAGCTGCTGTACGCAGAGATCAGCGCCAAGGGAATCGACTTTCTGGCAGACGACGGAGGTCTGAGCGCAATCCTGGGGCCGGTGACGATCAAGTTTCATGAGGACTCTCTCCGCCAGATGATCGAGCTACGTCTCGCCAATGCGAGTGACCAGCAGGTGACGCCGGAGGAGAAAACCCAGCTTGTTCAAGCGCTTCGAGGACTGCCCGCCGATTCCATAAAACACCTGACAACGCGACTACTGGACCTGGGCATGGACAATCTGCCTCGAGCAGTCGAGATAGTTCGTACGTTCCTGTCGTGACGCCCCCCACCTCCTCCGTTGAGCCCAGCGTGAAATGGAGGAACCCGATCCGGGGTCCATGGCTGGTGTGCAGCGGCGTGTAGAACTGGACGGGCAGATCGTGGGCGGTGACCCGGAGGAACAGCTCAGTGCTGTCCGGCTCGCAGCGATTGGCGAGCAGCACCAGGCCAAGCTGGGACTGCGTGAAGGTAAGGCCGCCTACCACCCCGCCGAAGCTAGAGCTCGATTGCTCGGGGGTTAACTTGCTCGTCGACATGGTCAGGCTACCGCTTGTGCTGGCGTATCAGGCTTCGGCTCCAGATAGCGCTCCGGGTACAGCACATGCATTTCCGTGAGCGCGTCACCAAAGACGCGAACGAGCTTTTCGGCCATTGAGGGCGACGCGCGCTGCTCGCAACGCTCGATCCTCGAAAGATTGCCGGTGTCGATGGTTTCACCGAGATCGCGTAGGCGCTGAGCTACATCTGCAAGGCGCCATCCCCGATCCAGGCGAGCTTTCTTCAATGGGGTCATGACGAAAGTCCTGGATAGTGACGCCACAATTCTGCGCATGGCGCAGATTATTTGCAACTTCGTTCTGCGCCCTGCGCTTTGCGTGCGGCGCAAATCACCCTGAGAATCGCGGTCATGGACATCGGATCTATCATCAGAAAAGCGCGGAAGGCACGAGGCCTGACGCTCGAAGCTCTCGCCCACCAGGTGGACTCGGACACTGGAAACCTCTCGCGCATCGAGCGTGGCAAGCAGGGAGCCAGCCAGGAGTTGCTTGCCAAGATTCTCTCGATTCTTGACCTCTCACTCACGGGTCTAGCGGAAGAGCCTGCGGGCAACGTGGCCCCCGCAGAGCAGCCAGGGCGCCTCTACCGCTACCCGGTGGTCAGTTGGGTCGCCGCAGGCGCTTGGCGCGAAGCGATAGAGCCGGCCGGCTTCGATACATTCGAACTCAGTGACTACAAGGGTAAGGGAAGGTCATTCTGGCTGGAGGTGAAGGGGGATTCGATGACGGCCCCGGCCGGCGAGAGCATTCCGGAAGGCATGCTGATTCTCGTCGACACCGGGCTCGAGCCGAAGCCTGGCGATCTGGTGGTTGCGAAGCTGGCCGACAGCAACGAGGCAACCTTCAAACAGTTCGTGTCCGACGCAGGCCAGAAGTACTTGAAACCCCTGAACCCCGCATATCGCATGCTATCCATCGACGACAACTGCGAGATGGTCGGCGTTGTCACCCGAGCTATCCGCAAGTTCAGGTGATCTACGGGTGGAACGGGCAGAAATTCTGAGCCAGGCCGCTTGGCGCAGAACATTTTTTGATCAAACAAGGAGGTTCCATGCGAGCAATCGCTATTGCGGTACTGATGATTACTCTGTCCGGCTGTGCCAGTAACGGGACACCAATCGATCAGGCGGACGTTCGACAGATCGTTCAGGGGCAGACCACCTACGACCAGATGCTGGAGAGATTCGGCAATCCGCTTTCCCAATCCTTCGACTCCGATGGAAATCTTCAGGCTATCTGGTTCTACGTCTACGTCGGCCCCTTCGGGACCGGCATGGAGCAGCAGAACCTGACGGTACTCTTCGACAAGGACAACAAGGTCAAGCGGTACGTGATGACCAATGGTCAGCCGGGGAAAAACTGATGAATGCTCGGCGGCTAATCGGCATTGGCCTGATCCTGATCTCCATCCTGCTGGCGATCACATTCCCCTTACCGAAAGCAGATCCTGATCTGGGGCGACCTATCACCGATTTCTGGTTCCTAGCGCCAGGTCTTGCGGGGCTGATCTTCTTGATATGGCCAAACAAAAAACCTTAGGGATCAGAAATGCGAAAAGAAGGTGACACAACGATCATCGAGGAATCTGATTTCGAACCAATCACCAAGGAAGAATTCAAGAGCATTATCGAGCCAGTAATGGACGCGATCCTTTCGCTCACCAAGGTGACAATGGAGCTCAGTGCCGCTGGAAAAGAGGTGGAAGACGAAGAATTCCGCCTAGCTTCAACGCGAGCCTTCAGCGAGATTGGCCGAACCATCTACATCATGAAGCACGTGCGCGAAATGATGGAGACCCTGGATATGGTGCCACCCGAGGAGGATCTCACGGATGAGTGAGTCGATTTCCAGTATTGAGTCTCGGTGGAACGAACTGCAGAAGAGCGAGGCACAACAGCGTCGTGACAAGAACGGCGGCGGCGGCGATACTGGCAGTGGAAACCCACCAGGAGGCGGCGACGTGGAAGTGCGGGTTGCAAGACTTGAGAGTGATATCGAGTACATCAAACGCGATATCGCAGAGATCAAGGCCGATGTTCGTCAGGCGGCGAGCGACATAGGCTCAATTAAGCTTCTGCTCGGCACGTTCGGCGGCGGCCTTACCGTGGCACTGGCTATCCTTGCCTGGATAGCAAACAATCGATTTGACACCATCATTCAGATGCTCGCGAAGTAGCTCATGCCAAGCCCCGCACCGCGGGGCTTTTCGTTTGCGGTCGAGCCAGACCATGCAACGCTGACGAGGCTGGTCGCCGCCCATGTGGTCTCCATCCTACATCCTTCCCTTGAGCTGATAGGTCGCCATATCCTCGCTCTGGCTTTCCACCTGGTCGTCACTTCCTTCCCGCTCCTCCCACTTCAGCGTTACCGTGCCGTCGTCGTTGAAAACCATGTCAATGCCGTCGGTCTCGGACAACAGTTCCATCACCTGGTCCCACGCCTCATCGGGATCCGTGTCCAAGCGATGGATCGTCACCGTGCGCAGGTCCTGTGCTTTCGGTGAGTTGATCATCTCCGATATGCGGAGCCCCAATTTCTCAACCGGAGTCATCGGTTTCGCGTCCTGCTTCTTCTGTTGTTTGGCCATCGAAAGAATCCTCAATACTGTATATACATACAGCATTCTTATAGCAGAATTCTGAAAGCAACTGCCAGCATCGAAGCACAAGGAGTACTCGGAATGCTGTTCTCTCCATGGTCCGAAACCACCTATATCGCTGTCGTCGACCGAGTCCGGGCGCTGATTGAAAGCCCCCAGGCACAAGTCCAACAGTCCGTGCGGATCAAGCGCGCGAGCAATGAACCGACATGGGCCTGGCTTCGACTGGAGCAAGACCTCCGCAGTATCGACGGGGTAAATGTCGAGGCTCGGGATGACGGAAGCTTATTCGTTTATTGGTACATCGATTTGCCCCGCTGATACCCGCTCCCTTAGCCCGCCCAAGTGCGGGCTTTTCTTTTTTTCAGATTCTGCGCTTGACGCAGAATTTAATCTGCGCATAATGCAAATCAGATTCTGCGCCAAACGCAGAATTAGGCCACCGAGCCGCGCTCTTTTGACAATTTGGGAACCCATGCCGGCCTCTGGTTGCCGGCCAGGCTCAAGGCTGACGCGACGCATCTGGAATCGCGCGCCGAGGGTCTGCACTGCTCACGCTCCCTGCCAGGGTCAATCAGATGGTGGCTTTGTACCTGGTACCGCCGAAAGGCGGGGAACACAGCGGACAGGCGCCGAAAGCGCTTGCAGTGAGGACAGAAATCATCGCCCAGGCGCAGGTGGCGGGTAACAGCGTCCGAGCAAGAAGACTGCGACGTTCGGCATGCCGGCTGAGCGGTTTACGGAGACACCAGAAGCACCACTCGCGGGTTGTAGAAGCCCAGTAGGCGAACGCGGGAGAAACACCGATTTCACTGGCTGGCCCTCCACCGAGGGCCAGACGGGAAGTCAACACGCCCTGGAGGGCAAGACGATGAACACTCAAGCTCAAGCATTCCACCTCATGATCGAAGTCAAGTATGGCGATAGCCCGTCCTATTGGCATCCGGCTTTCGAAGCTGAGACCCAAGAGGAAGCCAACGATCTGATCCAGCACTTCCCGCAGGCCTACGGTGAAATTTCCCGCCGCATCGTGGTAGGCGCCCCTTCCATGGACTGCACAGAACTGCGGCCCTGCTGATCAACACCGCCCCGGCTCGCCGGGGCATCAACGAACTCTATCCGGAGACACACGATGAAGCGAAACGCCAACCCGGCGGCGACCGTTGCTGCCTGGAATTCCGCATACCCCGTCGGCACCGAGGTCGACTACCGATTCCATCGCGCCGCGGCACCGAAGCGCACCCGGACGACAACCGAAGCCCAGGTGCTCGGCGGACACACTGCTGTCGTCTGGCTCGCCGGAGTGTCCGGTTGCGTTGCCCTTTCCCACTGCGAGCCGGCCTGAGCCCGCACGTCCAGCATCCTGAACGGAGTCACACCATGCTGATCTTGACCAGAAGACCCGGCCAAACCCTGCATATCGGCGACAACATCACCATCACGGTCCTCGGCAGCCAAGGCGACCAGGTGCGCCTCGGCATCACCGCCCCGGACGACGTCGCCATTCACCGCTCCGAGATCTACCAGCAGATCGGCAACGTCCGACCGGTGCCGCCGGCGGAACTAGTCGAGGCCTGGAACCGCGAGCACCCGGCGCCAACGCTGATCGAGTACCGCCCGTACCGAGGGGCCGAACCGCAGCGCACCCGCACCGTCGGCCGGGCCAGCGTGTCGCTTGGCGGGGCCGCGGTTATCTGGATCGAAGGCCAGTCGGCGCCGGTGGCGTTGCGGGCCTGCACCGCTCTCTGAAAGAACACCACCCGAGGGGCTTTGACCGACATGCCGTGCTGGCCCTGCATGTCGAGAGCCGAGGACCAGCTAAACCGGGGTGCTCCGCAGGGCTGAAAAACCGGGGATTTGGTTATTGCGAGTTGAGTCCTGCCCGATCCCCTGGCCCAGCCAGGGCGCATCGGAGAGTGATCTGCCGATTGAATAGCGCAGCCACCTCGGGCTGGACAGCGAACCGATAACGCGGAAGGGATACCGACTGGCGATTGGATCGGACGAGACAGATCACTCCCCGCTGCGCATGCAGCGTTCCCCCTCTTCGCCCGGCTCCGGCCAGGCTTTTTTCAACCTCCATTCGCATGAACGCTCCCCGCATCCCCATCGGGCAAGCCCGGCGGCGCGAGCGTTCAGCCGAATGCAGGTGAACCACGGAGCACACGCAATGATCGACCCACGAGCGAACAGCCCGGAGAAACTGGTGCCGCCGGCACCGCTGCCGCACGTAAGCCGCGGCGCGCTGAAGCGCATCAAGCATCCTCAGCCAATCCCCATCGGCTGCCCGCACTGCGGCGGCCTGGTCCGTCTGGTCAGCAACCGGGTGATCTACGGCCGAGAGTACGGCGACTGGCCGTATGCCTACGCCTGCACTGGCACGGGCTGCGGCGCTTACGTGGGCCTGCATCCCGACACCGACGTCCCATTGGGAACGCTGGCCGACAAGCCCCTGCGCGACGCTCGCAACCGCTGCAAGCGGCCATTCGAACGCATCTGGCGCGACAAGCTGATGACCCGCAGTCAGGCCTACGCCTGGCTCGCCGCCGAACTCCAGATCATGCCGCCCGAATGCCACTTCGGACTCTTCGACGTTGACCGGTGCGAGCGGGCCAAACGCATCTGCGACCAGTACCTGGAAGCGATCTACACCAGTTCAGCGAGGTGGGGATGATGTGGACATACCGCGAGCGCCGCAACCGCGCGGCTTTCAGCAACGCGCAACTCGCTTACGACCGTGCCGTCGACCCGCTCTGGGACCAGCCGGACCCGGAACCGGAGCACGAGGACGAAGAGCAGGAGGACGACGATGGCCTTCAGCAATGAACGCGCGGTTCGGATGATTGAGGAAGGCATCACGGCCATGCGCCGGTCCCACTTCCCGCGCCCCGAACAGAGCTTCCTCCACGGCCAGATCGAACTGGCCTACGCAGTGGACTTCATCGACACCCGCCTCTACGACGACATGCGCCGCCGGCTCGACGCCGCGGCGGATTCGCGCTGGGCAGAACTCAGGAGCACGAACACATGACCACCCGCCCCGTTCGCTCGATCATCGAAGACCAGCTCGACGACCTGGTGATGCCTGCCGGCGCCGACATCGCCGCGGTACTCGGCCTGCCCCGCGAGACCCTGGTGGTGAATCTCCCGCGCCGCATGGCGCTGACCATCAAGCGCGGCCGGAAGTGCCTGGGGGTGCGCAGATGATCACCGCCAAGGAAGCCGACGCTCTCGCCGATCACGCCCTGGGCCAGTACTTCCGGGCCTGCGGCTGCACAACGCCGGAGGACGTCCGGAAGGCCGGTGAGATGGTCATCAGCAAAGCAGCGCGCGGGATCGAGAAGTACTGCGGCACCGAGAAGGCCGTCGACGTTCTCCAGCGCACCTGGTTGCACATCGAGCCGCCGCGGAGGGGGTCATGAACGCCAAGCGTAAAGCCACCCTTCTCGGCGCCCTGGCCATGACCGCCTTCTACATCATGCTCATCTTCGCCCCTGCCTGGGGCGGTCTGATCACCGCCGAACAACCCGCCACGGCACCCATCGCCGGGAAGTGAGCCAACCATGCAAACCATCACCGTGCGCGCCTCGTCCTGGGGCGCGCTGTTCGACTGCGCGTTCAAGTGGGAGGGCGTACACCTCCTGAAGATGCGCAGCCCTTCGTCCCCCCGGGCGCTGCTCGGTACCGCGATCCACGCAAGCACCGCCGCGTTCGACGCTGCGCGGGTGAACGGCGAGCCGATCAGCGCCTACGACGCCTCGGAACTGCTGGTGCACACGCTGCAACAGCCGGAGTTCGAGGTCGACTGGCGCGGCTCCGACATCAGCCCGCGCGAAGCCGAGTCCACCGGACTGACGCTGCACACGAAGTACTGCAACGACATCAGCCCGCGCTACGACTTCGTCGCCGTCGAGTTGACGACCAAGCCGATGGAGATCGACTGCGGTGGCGGCATCCTTGTCCGCCTGACCGGCCAGCTCGACCGGGCCCGCATCAAGCGCGATAGCTACGGCGTCGGCATCGCCGACGTGAAGACCGGCGGCGCCGCGGTGAGCCAGGGCGTGGCCAAGACCAAGGGCCACAAAGCCCAGATCGGCACCTACGAACTGCTCTACGAGCACACCACCGGCGATGCGATCACCGCGCCGGCCGAGATCATCGGCCTGAAGACCAAGGGCAAGCCCGAGGCGGCGGTCGGCGAGATCGTCGGTGCGCGCCAGATGATGGCCGGCACCGACGAGCACCACGGCCTGATCAAGTTCGCCGCCGACATGTTCCGCTCCGGCCTCTTCCCCCCGAACCCGCAAAGCCCACTTTGCAGCCCGAAGTACTGTCCGCGCTGGCGGACCTGCCCATACCACGAATGAGGATCGCCATGAAATCCGAAGACCTGTACGTCCGCCTCACCGACCCGGCCGGCAAGCGCCGCGAGGTCATCAACCACCACCGCGTCTGGGATCGCGGCCAGTTCCTCGAGGCCCAGCGCAAGCAGCACAACAAGCCGGACAAGCCCGACGAGCACCGCGTCGTGAGCGTTGCGACCGAGGCCGAGTACCGGAAATTCATGGGTTACAAGGAGACAGCAGCATGAGCGAACCCACCCAACTGGAGCAGTTGAAGACCAGCGCCGTCGCGAGGTCAACCAACGATGCGCCGATGTCCCTCCTCACCGGCGCCGGCTTCGACCAGATCCAACGCGTCGCAAAGGCGCTCAGCGCGTCTACCCTGGTGCCGGTGCAGTACCGCGCCTTCGCCGAGGTGAAAGAGTACGGCAAGGTCACCGGCTACACCCCGAACGGCGCCGGGCTGCCGAACTGCATCGTCGCTCTGAACATGGCGCAGCGTATGGGCGCCGATCCGCTGATGGTGATGCAGAACCTGTACGTGATCGAGGGCCGGCCGAGCTGGTCCAGCCAGTTCATCATCGCCTCGATCAACAGTTGCGGCCGTTTCAACCCGCTCCGCTACGACCTCAGCCAGCCGGGCAAAGAGCAGGAGGTTTCCTATAAGGCGACCACCTGGAAGAACAAGCAGAAGGTCGAGGAGACCAAGACCATCAAGGTGCGCCATCAGACCTGCACGGCCTGGACCACCGAGAGGGGCGTTCAAATCCCGACCTTCAGCCCCGAGGAGCTTCGCAAAAAGTCGATGCTCCAGTTGTGCCGCGAGTACGGAGTGCCCGTGATCGAAAGCCCCGAAGTGTCGATTCAAATGGCGCTCGACGAGGGCTGGCTCACCAAGAACGGCAGCAAGTGGCAGACCATGCCCGAGGTGATGTTGCGCTACCGCGCTGCCAGCCTACTGGGCCGCCTGTATGCGCCTGAGCTGCTGATGGGCCTGCAGACCGTCGAAGAGGTCAACGACTTCATCGAACCGCGGGACACCGATATCCAGGGTGAAACCGTGACGGTGCATGTCGATGATCTCCGAGACAAAGAACCGGCGCCGCCGGCTGTCGCCGCCGAAGACGATGGAGACGAGCCCTCTCCGCCGGACGGCGTGAACACCGAGACGGGCGAAATCACCGAACCCGCCCCGGGCCAGCAGCCGGACACCGGCACCGACGAGCTCAATCTCGAGTAACCGCCCATGCCCAGCCTTACTGTCCTTGAGCGGTACGGCCAAGTCGGGGAGTTCGCCGCGCTACTCGGCGCGGCCGAGCTCAACGCCGCTACGGACTGGGACGAGCAGTTCCTGGCCGACCTCCGCAGCAACTTCCAGCGCTACGGCGCCCACACCTACCTCAGCGACGCCCAACTCGAGCAGTTGGAACGGATCGCCAACGAATAGGACCCATTCCCGATGAGCAACAACCCGCACTTCATGAACATGACCGCCGACACGCTCGGCAAGAGCTTGCTGCAGGGACTGATCCAGGAAATCCGGATCATGCCGGACTGCTGGCAGAAGCTTCCCGAGGCCAAGCAGCAGGACATCATCGACCGCCTGGAGCGCCAGGTACGGAATGCCGCCACCATCGCGGTCCACACCATTGCCGGCGGCGACCGCGACACGGTCTACGGCAAGCTGGAGTCGATGACCGCGAAGGACAAGATGAAGGCCGTATTCGTGGTGAATCCGAGCAGCCCTCACAAGGAGGACCTGCTGTTCGCGGTGAACAAGGATTGCCTGCTCATCATCGGCGGCGCCAACGAGTTCACCGAAGGCATGGACCAGGTCAAGCCTGACCCGGACCAGAACCCGCTGGACCTGAATGGCGGCGACCACGACATGGAAGACGCCGGCGCCTGGGGCGGTATGCAACCAGCAGACGACAGCGACGTCGTCGATGCCGAGTTCCAAGAGCTGCCGCAACTCACCGTCGAGCGCTTCGCCGGCCACACCCTGGGCGAGATCGCCATCGGCGTCGCCACCAAGAAGGACGTGTTCGACGCGGCCTGGCTGCAATCGCGCTTCGCTCTCACCACCGAGGAAGCCGAGCGCGTCGTTCTCCAACTGCTGGACCAGGGAGTCATCGTGCTCGAGCAGGAAAACGAGGAGTCCCGCGAGTTGAACACTTACCGCGTCGTCAAGAAGCCGGGGGATATCGCCCTCGACCTGGAGTGAGCCATGCGCATCACGAAACTCGAAATCACCAACTTCCAAGGGCTGCGTCATGCGGCCCTTGATGTTTCTGCGCCAGTGCTTCTGGTGGCCGGCCACAACGGCGCCGGCAAGAGTTCGCTGCTCGACGCCATCAGCCACGCCTTCACAGGTAAGCCCGGCCGCGTTGCGCAGAAGCAGCATATCGGCCAACTGATCACCGAGGGCGCCAAGAAGGGCGAGGCCCGCGTCGAGTGGCTGGACGAGGCCGGCGAGGTGCAGGCCTGCGGGGTCGCGCTGCCCAGCGGCAAAGGCTCCCAGCTCGCCGACTCGCCGTTTCTGCCGTTCGTGCTCGACGCCAGCCGCTTCGCCGCCCTGGACGCCAAAGATCGCCGCCGGGTGCTGTTCGACCTGACCGGCGCCAGCGCCAGCCCGGCCGAGGTCGGCAAGCGCCTGAAGGCCAAGGGCATCGACCTGGCGCTGTTCGAGAAGGTGAAGCCCCTGCTCCGTTCCGGGTTCTCCGCCATGGTCGGCCAGGCAAAGGACTACGCCAGCGAGGCGCGCGGCGCCTGGAAGGCAATCACCGGCGAGAACTACGGCAGCGACAAGGCGAACGGGTGGGAGCCGGAGGCGCCGACGGCCATCGTCAGCGAGGAGGAACTGGAATCGGCGCGCGCGGAACTGCAAGCCACCGCCCAAGACCTGGACGAGGCCCAACAGACCCTGGGCTCCAGCAAGCGCGCCCACGCCGACGCCCAGGCGCGGGCCAGCCGCATCACCGCTCTGCGCGAAACCGCAGCGCTGGCCGACCGCCGGCGCAACAAGCTGGCCACCGACGAGGCCAATCAGGACGAATGGTCGGAGAAGGTGATGGCGGCCGAGGCCGCCGCCAGCGGCGAGCCCGCCCACCAGCCGCTGACCTGCCCTCATTGCCAGGGCGCCGTGGACCTGCAGGCCGGCCAGTTGGTCGCGCACCAGCCCCCGGCGAAGGCTGCCGATCCCGAGGCGGCGAAACGCCTGGAGGAGTACCGCGGGTATCTTGCCAGCGCTCAGCGGGCCGTCGCCAACAGCCGGCGGGACCTGAAGGAGAGCGAGGACGCCGCCGCGCAGGCCACCGCCCTGGAAACCGAAACCGCCCAGGCGCCCAGCGCCGAGGCGATCGCCAACGGCGAACAGGCGATCAACGAACTGCGCCAGGCGCGTGACCGGCAGCAGGCCAAGGTGCAGTCGCTGCAGGAAGCGTTCAACGCCGCCGCGCAGCGCCAGGACGTCATCAAGCAGGCCGCCGGCTTCCACGCCGAGGTCTGCGCATGGAGCGCCCTGGCCGATGCCCTTTCCCCCACGGGCATCCCGGCGGAGATCCTGGCCGACGCGATCGGACCGGTGAACGAACTGCTGCAGCGCCTATCCGGCACAGCCGGCTGGTCGCCGGTACAGATCAGCGCCGACATCGATGTCACGTTCGGCGGTCGACTGTACGGCCTGCTGTCCGAGTCCGAACGCTGGCGGTGCGACGCGACGCTGGCCCTGGCCATCGCGACGATCTCCGGCCTACGCCTGGCGCTGCTGGATCGCTTCGACGTGCTGGATATCCCTGCGCGCACTCAGCAGGCGATGAAGCTGTTCCAGAGCCTGGCCGCCGGCGGCGAGATCGACACGCTGATCGTTGCCGGCACGCTCAAGGAACCGATGGCGAAGACGCCGGACTGGCTACAGGCAGTCTGGATCGACGCCGGGCAACTCGTCGACCAGCAGCAACAGGCTGCTGCCTGACCCTCGATACAGCGCCCCACCCGGGGCGCTTTCTCTTCCAGCAAGCACGCACCGGACGCCGCCCTGTGGGCGATTCAACCATGCCTCGTGGGCCGCCCTGTCAGGCAGGGCGGCGTCCAGTGCCTGTTCACGGAGTACTGACGTACTTCTAGCGGGTCGCGTACAGCCTAACGACTCTGGGTGTTGAGAACCTCATAGTTACGATCTGCATGCGCCTTGGTTACCCAAGTGTTCTTTGTCGACCTGGCTTGAGCCTTGGATCCGCTCAAAGTTTGGACCACTCGTCCTACGGCCTTCGATGCAACAAGTGCAGCGCTTTCAACCTTTGTCGGAGAACCCCGATAGCCTGCGGCAGACCGAAAATGATTGAGGATGATGTCTTGCTGATAAGCAGGTGTTTGCTCTCCACCGATTGTTGATGCACCCACCGTCTCATACCGGTAATAGACCTTGGTGTCATCGAACACGATCTCGACGATTCTGAAGTCAGGCATCTCTCCTCCTTGATCCGGCCCCATGCCGGGCCTTCCAACTCTAGCCCCAACGACATCACTGCGCCATCACGCATAGCGCCGTGCATCGTCACGTTCGCGAAAAGGAACCCGCCGTATGAGCAGTCAGGTCGACATCATCAAGCCCGAATCGCGCATCGTGGTCCAGTTCAGTTGCGGCGCGGCCTCTGCGGTCGCCGGCAAGCTGGCCCTGGCGCAGTACGGCGATACCCACGACGTCCAGTTCCTCAATGCCTATCTGGCCAACGAGCATCAGGACAACCGGCGCTTCCTTGCCGACTGCGAGGTCTGGACTGGCCGGAAAATCACGGTGCTACGCGACGAAAAGTACGGCGCCGACGTGCTCAACGTCTTCCGCCGCGAGCGCTACATGAAGGGCCGCACTGGCGCGCCCTGCACCAAGCTGCTGAAGCGTCGCCTGCTGGACACCTGGAAGCGCCCCGGCGACGTGATGGTGCTCGGCTTCACTGCGGAAGAAGAGCACCGCCTGGACGACTTCCGGGAGCGGAACCCCGACCGCCCGGTGATCGCGCCGCTGATTGAGCGCGGCCTGGGCAAGGAGGACTGCAAAGCCATCATCGCTCGCGCCGGTATCGAACTGCCGGCCATGTACCGCCTGGGCTACGAGAACGCGAACTGCATCGGCTGCGTGAAAGGCGGAGAAGGCTACTTCCGGGCGATCCGGGAGGACTTCCCCGAGCAGTTCGAAGCCCTGTGCAAGGTGCAGGACGAGCTTGGCCCGGGTTCGTACCTCTTCCGCAACCGTCAGACCGGGGAACGCTATTCGCTCCGCGACCTTCCTCCCGGGCCGATCCGCCGCAACGAAGCCATCCCGGCCTGCAGCTTCTTCTGCGAGCTCGCCGAGGCTGACATCATCCATAAGGAACCCGCCGCATGATCAAGCGCACCCTCTACCACTTCCACTTCTGCTGCGGCCTGGGCGGCGGCGCCGCCGGTTTCAACCGGGCGCGCCCGCGGGTCGGCAACGTCGAGGCCGAATGGGTCTGCCTCGGCGGGATCGACGTGGACCCGGCCGGATTGCGCGACTTCGAGCGCCTGGCCGGCGTCCCGGGCACCCTGCTGGACCTGTTCACCCGCGACCAATACATCCGCTTCCATGGAACGGAGCCGCCCGCCGGTTGGAGGGAGGCAACCCCGGAGGACATCCGACGCGCCGCCGGCGGGCGCCGACCGGATGCCGTGTTCATCAGCTCGCCCTGCAAAGGCGCCAGCGGCCTGCTGTCGGAGAAGATGAGCCTGACCCCGAAGTACCAGGCGCTGAACGAGTTGACGCTGCGCTGCATCTGGCTGATGGGCGAGGCATGGGCTGATGACCCAGTGCCGCTGATCGTTTTCGAGAACGTCCCGCGCCTGGCCAGCCGCGGCCGGCACCTGCTGGACCAGATCAACAGCCTGCTCGGTGGCTTCGGCTACGCCGTGGCGGAAACCACTCACGACTGCGGCGAACTCGGCGGCCTGGCGCAGTCCCGGAAGCGCTTCCTGCTTGTCGCGCGGCACGTCGAAAAAGTGCCCCCCTTCCTGTACGAGCCAGAGAAGAAGAGCCTGCGCGCCGTCGGCGACATCCTCGGCCGCATGCCGCTGCCGGGCGACATCGATGCTGCAGGCCCGATGCACCGCGTGCCGTCACTGCAGTGGAAGACCTGGGTGCGCCTCGCTCTGGTGCGCGCCGGCAGCGACTGGCGCAGCCTGAACGACCTGGCGATCGAGGATGGCTACCTGCGCGACCTGGTAATCGTGCCGGAGTACCGCTCCGGCTACATGGGGGTGCATGGGTGGGACGACACTGCCGGTACCATCGCTGGCCGCTCCGGCCCTACCAACGGCGCGTTCTCGGTCGCCGACCCGCGCTACCGTCAGGCTTCGAACTGGAACCACGGCCAGCAGTTCGGAGTGATCCGCTGGGGCGAGTCAGCGCCGACTATCCCGGGGCAAACGATGCCAGGCCAAGGCACCTTCAGCGTCGCCGACCCGCGCCCCAACTGGAACCGCCACAGCGGCAACTATCGGGTGATCCGCTACGACCAACCTGCCGGCACCATCATCGCCGGCGGCAAGGGCGTCCAGGGCGGCCAGCAGTCGGTGGCCGACCCGCGCATCCTGCACCGCGGCAAGGGTGACAACTACCTGACCGGCGGTCACTACGGGGTGATCGGCTTCAACCAGCATTCCGGCGCCATCGCGGCCAGCTCCCGCTACGACAGCGGCCGATTCAGCGTCGCTGACCCACGCATCCCAGCAGCGGACGAACGCCTGACCTGCATTATCCGCAGCCTCGACGGCACCTGGCACCGACCCTTCACCACGCTGGAAAAGGCAGCCCTACAGAGCCTGGTCGAACCCGAGGAATACCTGGTGCTCGACGGTATGAGCGACAAGGACTGGAGCGAGCGCATCGGCAACGCCGTACCACCGGCCGCGGCCGAGGCCATCGCCGGCGTGATGGGTACAACGCTGCTGCTGGCCGAGGCCGGCGAAACCTTCATGCTCAGCAATACGCCGATCTGGGTGCGCCCGGTTGCGGTGGCGCTGAGCGTCGCGCAACAGGAGGTGAACCCGTGAACACCGAACAGTTCATTCGCAACGCGGCCGCGCGCGGGCTCTCCCGCCGCGCCACACGGCTGGCCCTGGGCATCGGGCCCTGGGTATTCCGCGAAATGCTCAGCCTGATGCCGGACATCGAGTGGCCGGCGAAAGGCCAGTCGCTGGACCACAAGCGGGCCAACTCTCAGAAACAGGGCTACTGCACGCCGGCACTCGCCCGCGCACTGGACCAGGCCCGCCAGGCACGCAAGGAAAAGCACACCCACACCGTGCGCGGCAGAACCGGAACCCTCGAAGAGTTGGTCGACCTGCTGCCGAGCCCCGTCTCGGCCAGCACCGTCCGCCGGCGACTCGCCGCAGGCATGTCCCTCGAGGACGCGCTGCTCACCCCACACCTACCGCCGAAACCAGACCATCGCCCACTTCAGCAGGTGCAGCCATGACGACGAACCAGAACCACCCCGACGATCACCTTGCCATTGAAGCGCTCCACAGCCGCTATCTCGATGTCCTGACCGGACGCACCAGCGATCACCTCCTGATGTTCAAGGACGAGGCCTACGCGCTTGGCCGCGCCCGGGGCCGCCTGGACGTGTTCCGTTTCGACCTGCACCTGGAGCGCCAGCGCCGGTTCAGCGAACGCACGTTCGGGCCTGGGTCGCGCGCCGCTGGCGTCGTCGACCACATCCGCAAAGAGTTGCGCGAAATCGAAGAAGCCCCCGGCGACCTGGCCGAGTGGGTCGACGTTGTGATCCTGGCCCTGGACGGGGCTTGGCGCACCGGCGCCACTCCCGCGCAGATCATCGACGCCCTGCTGGCAAAGCAGGCGAAGAACGAGTCGCGGTCCTGGCCGGACTGGCGCACGGCGCCGGCCGACAAGGCGATCGAGCACGACCGCGCGGACGACCCGATCGACGACAACACCTACTTCGTCATGCGCAACGCCGGCAAAAAGGTGTTCGTGAAGCACGGCCCGTTCTTCGTGAGCCAGGGCGGCCTGACGGAGGACTGGGGGAAGAACTGGAAGCGCATCAGGGCCGGCAGCCTCAAGCATGCCCGCCAGATCGGGGAGGAACTGCTGCCGTGACCCAGCGCATCTACCTCGCCGGCCCCATGACTGGCCTGCCGGAACACAACTTCCCCGCCTTCCACGCTGAAGCCGCGCGCCTGCGCGACCTCGGGTATCAGGTCGAGAACCCCGCCGAGCACGGCGAGATTCCGGGCTTCGAGTGGGCCGACTACCTGCGACTCGACCTGCAGAAGCTGCTCACCTGCCAGGCAATCGCTCTGCTGCCCGGCTGGATGGACTCGAAGGGCGCCAGGCTGGAGTTCACCGTAGCCACCAACCTGGGAATGCGCGCTCTGCACGCGGAGCACATCACCGGCTCCTGCGGAGGATGCGCCATGACCGACCTCTTCTACCTGCAAGACAGCCGCAGCAACGTCGGGAGCCGGGCCATGTTCTGGCGCGCCGGCGGCGGCTACACCACCAACATCGACGAAGCCGAAACGTTCACCCGCGCCCGGGCCGTACGGCAATACGAGTGCCGCGAGACCGATCTGCCCTGGCCGGTCGACTACGTGCGCGCCCGGGTCGAGTACGGCGTCGATCACCAGGACCTGGAACTGTCCCGGACGCAGGCACTCGCCACCGCCCCAGCGGACGACCGCATCTACGTCGCCTACGACAGGGACTGGGACGGCAACTGCCTGGTCTGGGTACCCGAGGCCGCCGGCCGGACATCCAACCTGGCCGCCGCACGGACCTGGCCGCTCGACCACGCCGGCATACTCACCGCGCGCGGGCTAGCGCCCTGGCCGAAGTCCTACATCGACCAGCATGCCAGGCCTGTTGCGGTGGCGGCCTCCCTCAACCACAAGCAGGCCCTCCGGCTCTTCGGCCTGAAGCTACCCAAGCCGGAGCACCAGGGCCAGCGCCGCCTGAGCTACAGCACCAGGCTGAATTGCAGCGGGTGCGGACGCTTCATCACAGAGCATCAGCGCTTCGACGACTGCCCCAACTGCGGGGCAAGGAATGCACCATGACCAGATCCAATGCGCCGCTGGTGCAGAGCGAGGCCGAACTCTGCGCGGCGTTCATCGACGAGTTCAACCGAGTCCCCGGCTGGACCTGCTACCCGGAGACTGCCGGGTTCGACATCCTGGTGGTCCATGAGGATGGCCGGCAGATCGGCGTCGAGGCCAAGTTGCAGTTGAACGCCAAAGTGGCCGACCAGATCCTGCCGCAGTACTGGCAAGACCGGTACGGGGCGCCCGGGCCAGATCACCGCTTGGTCATTGTCGGGCGGATCACCGAGGCCAGCCACGGAATCGCGCGCCTGCTTGAAATGTGCGGCATCGCAGTGCTCGCGCCGTCCCGCGGACACCGTCGGCGCGACGGCAAGTTCGTCGACTTCCCCGAGTTCCACTTGCGCCACTGGCTCCAGCACTCCAGTGGACCGCAATTGTTCGACTGGAACCCCGCGGAACGCTGCCATGTCCCGATCGTGGTCCCCGACGTGCCTGCCGGCGTTCCGGCTCCGCTGCGGCTCACCCAATGGAAGGAATGCGCGCTGAAGGTGATCGCCACGCTGCGCCGCCAGGGCTTCATCACAACGAAGCAGATCGCCGAATGCGGCGTCAGCGCGACGAACTGGACACGATCCTGGCTCGACAAGGGGGCCGAGCGCGGCACCTGGGTTGAGTCGCCCCGCATGCCAGCGTTCGACCAGCAGCACCCCGAGGCCTTCACCAAGATCCAGCAGGCGCTGGACAAGAGCGCCCAGCCCACCCTCTTCACCTGAGCACCGAAATGAACCGCCCCACCATCTGCCGCACCACGGGCCAACGGATAGGCTTGTGCAAATGCTTCCGCTGCCGGCCGCCGGCGCCGGAGCAACCGGAGACACCGCAATGTCCTCTACCCAACACCAACTGATCGAGCAGTGCGCCACCCGCCTGCGCGGCATCGTCGAAGCCCTGGACAACATCCACGACACCAGCCCGCACCGCTGGTCGACGGACCTCGACGACGTTCACTCTTCAGCCGAGAGCCTGCTGGCCCTGATCAAGGACCAGGCGCCGACGCCCTGCATCGACTGCAAGGGCACCGGCTTCTGCAACAGCATTTCCGGCGAGGAGATCCGCTGCCCCTGCCACGCGCCCATCCAATTCGCCGATCCGGCGCAAACGCCCGTGGAGCAGTTCGAACAGGCACCGCCGTCCGAAGACCAGTTGACCGCCGCTGGCCTCAGCTACCCGCTTGCCAAGGAAGATGCCGTGAAGCTCTGGTACGCCGGCTTCAGGTCCGAAGTAGTCACTGTGCTCGAGGCCTGGGAGGCAATCGGCCACGATATCGGCATGAACCCGAGCAAGGGCGAACTGCTGGACTCCCTGCGCAACATGGCGGCGATTTGCGATGCGCACGGCAATGACATGCCAGGCCAGTCGGCGATCGCCCAGCGCCAGGTCATCGCAGACGCCATCACCGGCGCGCTAGCCTTCGGCGCCCAGGCCAGCCGGCCGCCGCCGGCGGATCACTGGCTTCGCCCGTTCTACGACATCGGCCGCGCCGAGGGACAACGCACCCAGGAACTGGCAATGCTGGTTCGCATGCTGGCCAGTTCACTGAAGCGGCATGCCCCGGAAAGCAACCTGGTGGCGCGCGCCACCAACTACCTGGCCGCCAAGGGCCTGGCCGGCACACCGCTTCGTGACGCGCCTGCATCGGTAGAGCAGGCAGGCGGGGATCGGCGGGATGCCCTCCAGTCAATTATGGAATGGACGGCAGCAGAGAACATTCCGGACGACCGCAAGCTGTGCCTGATCCGCAACGCAGCTCGCGCCGCCCTGGCGCAACCCTCCCCGAAGTGCGCGACTTGCGGCGGTACTGGCATGGTCGATGACGGCGAAATTACCTGCTCAGAAGGTGGCATTCCCTACGAAAACGGCCCGGTGAAGTGCGTGAAGGATTGCCCGGACTGCAAAGCGCAACCCTCCCCAGCGCCGGCCGAGCAGGCAGAGGCGGAGCGGTCGGCATTGTGGGCTGTACATGCCCAGGGGCCGGACGAACTGTACGCAGCATTCAGCCGCGAAGACGCGGAGAAACATGCCGCCGAGCTGAACGCCCTGCCAATGCCTGAAGGGATCGCGGTTGGCGCCGTGGTCGTTCCCTCCCCCTGGCCGGCTGTCCAGCACTGGCAGTATCTGGCCGAACAGGAGCAAGACCACAAGAACGAGATCGCCGGGCGCCTGCGCCAGCACGAGCGCATCGGCGAGGCGCTGCGGGCGGAGATCACCCAACTCCGTCAGCACAAGAACGATTACATGGATGCTGGGCAGGAAACGTACCGGGCATTACAGAACGAAATCAGAGAACGGGAAGCGGAAATTGCTCGTCTTGATGGTCTGGTTTCAGGCCACACGGCAGAGCGCGACGCCGCCCTGGCCAGGGTCGCGGAGCTTGAGGCTGCCCTTAGTTCGGCATTGTCACAACATGGTATCAAATTCATGGACCCGCCCGATGGTGGGGATACCCCGTTGATAGAGCAGGTTTGCCGAATGTCCCAGGCATTGGCAGAGTTGGAGAAGCAGGAATCGGTGGCTTGGGTAGAAGTTATCGATAGGGACTATGGCCCCTACAAGTTCTATGGGAAAAGACTCCTTCCGAAAGGTAAACATCAGCTCTACGCCGCCCCTGTAGCCCAGGCTCAGCACAGCGTGCCGGAGGTGTCAGGGATCGGACGAGACTTCGCCTATCCGCGCTCCGTAGTTCTGTACCTGCGCACAGAGCCGACCGACGACGACCTGCGAGCCATCCATGATGGTCTGCGATCTCTCGCCGCCGCGCCCGGCAAGGAAGTGCCGCAGGCATGGCTCGACGTGCAGGCAGAGCGACGCCGGCAGATCACCGCCGAGGGATGGACGCCGGAGCACGACGACGAGCACGACAACGGGGAGATGGCCCGCGCCGCCGCCTGCTACGCCCTGGCCGGCTCCAGCGCTCCGAGCGATGGAACCGCTGCCCTGCTGGTGTCGCTGGCATGGCCCTGGGATGAACAGTGGTGGAAGCCGACCAGCGCGCGCCGCGATCTGGTCAAGGCCTGCGCCCTCGGGCTGGCCGAGATCGAACGTCTCGACCGGGCAGGCATATCGCAAAATCCCCAGCCGGGAGCCACCACGGCCTCTTCCTGAGGCCAGTCCCGGCTGGGGCGAGAATCCTAACACTCAATTTCGGTCCCGGGCGATCGCCTGGGCGGAGAGGCATTGCCCATGGAAACCCCATCTGAGTTCCTCTCGAAGGAGGAGTTGGAGGCCATGATCGGCGCCAAGTCATCGAAAAAACAGGTCGAGTGGCTGGCATCTCATGGCTGGAAGTACGAATTGAATGCTGCGCAGCGACCCGTCGTCGGGCGGATCTATGCCCGCCTGCGGCTGGCCGGAGTGAAACCGAACGGAACGGTCGCTGTACAGGAACCGTGGACGCTGGATCTGTCGAAGGTGAGTTGAAATGCGGCCGAAGCAGCCGAAGAACAGGGACCTCCCGCCCCGGATGATTCGCCGGACCAGGAAGCTGAAAGGAGGGAAGTTGTGGGTTGGCTACTACTACGACGGCCGCGGCGAGGACGGAAAGAGGAAGGAAATCCCGCTCGGCACCGACCTGGACATGGCAAAGCTGGAGTGGGCGCGGCTGGATGCCAGTCCGGCTCCGAAGACCCTGCGCAAATGGGGTGACGTGTTCGACCGGTACGAGAAAGAGATCATCCCCGGGAAAGCGCCACGCACCCAAAAGGACAACCTCCTCTCGCTGACGCAACTGCGAAAGGCGTTTTCAGAAGCGCCGGTCAAGGCGCTCACCCCCCAAGTGCTGGCACAGTACCGGGACAAGCGGTCCGCGAAGGTTCGGGCGAACAGGGAGCTATCCCTCTTCTCCCACATCTTCAACATCGCTAGGGAGTGGGGGATCGTCACGGCTGAAAACCCGGTGAAGGGGGTGCGCAAGAACCGCGAGACGCCGCGCGACTTCTACGCCAGGGCCGAGGTCTGGAACGCGGTATACGGCGCGGCACCACCGGAACTCCGCGATGCCATGGACCTTGCCTATCTCACCGCCCAGCGGCCGAGCGACGTACTGATCATTCGGGAGGCGGACATTCAGGATGGGCACCTGCAGATCGCCCAGGGCAAGACGTCGAAGAAGTTGCGCATCATGCTCGATGTCGACGGCAGCCCGACAGCGCTTGGAGAACTCGTTGCGCGGCTGTGCGAGCAGCGGCGCCAGCGCGGCGTAGCCGGCCCGTATCTGATCACAACGCCCGATGGGCGCCGGATGACATCCTCCATGCTGCGCATTCGCTTTGACGAAGCACGGTCGGCCGCCGCCGGCGCGGCGCTTGAGGACCTCGACGAGACCCTGGCCACCGCAATCCGTCAGTTCCAGTTCCGGGACATCCGCCCGAAAGCAGCCTCTGAAATTGCTGACCTCGGCCGGGCATCCAGGCTGCTTGGACACACCGACAAGCGCATCACCGAGACCGTCTATCGTCGTGTCGGCGAGATCGTGGAACCAACGAAGTAA